TAAATAATGTAGCTCTTGAAATATCTAGTAATTTCATAACTTCTTTTGCTTTCATTAAATAATAATATATCACAAATCTTTAAATATTTTATTATACTTTATTATACTTTTGTTGTCTGGTTAAATATAAAAATTGAAATTTATAATATCTAAATTAATATTATTAGTTATTTAATGTCAGGAAAAACTCATATGAAGAAACATAATAAAACCCATACCGGATCAAAGTCAAAAGAACTAATTTTTGCAAATGATAAAGAAGAATACGGCGAAATCATTGCACCACTTGGTAATTGTCGTTTTGATGTTAAAATTATTAGTACTGGACAAACTATTAATTGTCCTTTACGTGGTAAACGTAAATCAGGCCGTAGTAAACAACTTATTGGAAAAGAAGATACTGTTCTTCTTATTCCAGATATTGGCAGTGGATACATTATTGATTCAAAGTATTCACCACAAGATGTAATGCGATTGAAAAAATCCGGTGAACTTACACAAGTTAGTGAAGTTGCTGTATCTAATAAAGGAACAACTGTTGCCTTTACTAGTGATGTAATTTCAGAACAACAATGTGTAACAGAAATTACAGATGATTTTATTGCAAATTTATAGATTTATTTATTTTAATTATATGCTTTTAATAAATAATCTTCAACAATATCATCATTCTTTACTGTTGAATGTATATTCGATATCACTTTTTCATCAAGTCCTATTTTTTTTAAATATTTAATTCTATAATCATTAATTTTAGTTGAATAATTTCTAATATATTCAGTAAAATTTACTTCTAATTTTGATATTTTATTTATTAATTTATTTACTAATGTTTTTGAATCAATATCCTGATTTATAATTTTAGTTTCTAAATACCATAAACACCATGCTAAACAAAAACCACCAAAATCACCAGCTTTTATATTTTTTAAATTATTTTCATCTGATATTGTTTGAAATCCGGCATATGGCAAAAAATCATTTGGTCTTAAATATTTTAATCCAGTATTCCATGTTAATTCTTCTTCCAATATATCGTCTAAAACATTATCATTTTCTATTATATTTGTATTACCATATGGTTCAAATCTTTCTACAGTCATGTTTTTGAAATCATAAACTAATATATTTGCATGTAATATTGTTTCTAAAACTAAACCTAAAAATACAGCAGCGTATCTTTTATTATTATTTTTTTTTTCTGCATTAATTATATTGTTCAAATATGGATGAATATAATATTCTGATTCTGAATGGTATGATATTATCCATGGAAATACTGGTTCTTTTGAAATAATATCATCAGGAAATAGTAAAGTATTATCAAATGTTAAATTATTTAATAAATATGTTTTCATATTAGGAATTAATAGATCTTGATATGTGTCTTTTAAATATATACTAAATACCCCAATATCTTTAAAAGTTGATCTAAATATTGTATAATGTGAATACAAAGTATTCTCCATAATAATAGAATCTGTTTCTTGTACATAATTTGGTAAAGTTTTATATAATTTTATCCATTTATTGTAATTATCATTATTTTCATTTTCATAATTTAATAGTAATCTAGATAAAATATCTGTATTAATACTTATTTTATTATCTTGTATTATTTTTGAATAAATTTCATAATCTAATTCAATCAATAATTCTAATGGTGTTATCTTATCAATATTAATTTGATTCCATGTTTTATTATCACACATTTTTAATATTTCAACATCTGCCATTTTATCAAGTGAAATATTTTGTTTATATTGTTGATTATTCCGATTAGTTCTTATATTAATTGTTGAATGTGCTAAATTATTAATATATTTATCGTATTCATTATAAAAATATTTATTATTATCTATTATTTTGTTTATTATTTTTTTGCTATAATTAAAATCATCATTTAATATATCAAAATATATACCCATTCTTAATGGATTATTTAATTTTATAATTGTATAATAATCTAAATCTATATTTCTATCAAGTAAATAATCAAATAATATATTATTATCCATATTTAATACAGTTAAAATCAATCCTTCGCCAAATTCATTTTTAATATTAATATCTTTGTCAGAAAATTCATTTAATATTGTAATTTTTTCTTCTATATTTAACATATTATTATTAATTATTCCAAATAAATATGAATTTGTTTGTTTTGGTTTAATATTATATACCTTTATAAATTTGTGCAATTCATTAAATGATAAATTTGTAATTATTGATTTTAATATTATATTATTTTCTTCTATTAAATCTTCCCAATTTAATTTTGAAAATTTTTTTATCAATATCGAAAAAATTTCAGGTTGTAAATAATGTGTAAATAATTCTCTTGTTTCAGTTCTATTATAAATATATTCTGGATATGTTTCAATTAAATAAATTAATATTGGAATATTATCTTCTTTTGCAGCTAAATGAAACCCATTTAACCCATCATTGTTTTCATTGTATATAGGATATTTAATCAATTTCAATGCATTAAAATTATTTAATAGAATCAAATAATGAAATAAATAATTTGATTGAAATATAGGTTTATCTATTGAAAATTTTTTTAAATCCTGTTTATTTTTTATATTAATAATTTTTTTAGAATCTATTCTCATTATTTAATTAACATAACGTAGATTTTAAAAAAATTGATAAGTTTTATCTTTTACTATTATATCTTATTTATTAATGACATCAATTGACAATCAAATTATGACAATGGATACTAATATTAATAATTTAAAATGTGATATTAAGTTAGGGGTAAGTAAATATAAAAATATTATGGGGGTTACTTGTTATATGAATTCTATTTTACATATTTTACAACAAATACCAATATTTATTGAATATATTTCACAAGCAAAATTTAATGATATATTATTAAATAAAATTAAAAATAAAATTGATCAAAACCCGGAACTTAATGATGAAAAATTAATTAAGGACTTTGTTGTTTTTGAATTATTTAGGCTTTTTAAAACTTCACTTGAAAATGATGACTGTTCTATTACACCAACCACATTTAAAACATTAATTGGTAAAAAAAATGATATGTGGGATGAATTTAATCAACAAGATTCACAAGAATTTTTTAATTTTTTAATTTCTCAAATAGAAGAAGAAGTTGGAACTAAATCAGAATATATTTTTGGTTCTAATATATCACAAATTGATAGCTCTGTTTATTCATCATATGATGCATTTAATAATATTAATGCAACACATACATGGATGAAATATCAAGAAAGAGAATTTTCACCAATTAAAACTTTATTTGATGGTCTTATACAAAATAATCGTAAGTGTATGTGTTGTAATACTAATTCTATTGGATATGAACCATTCTTAACAATGCCAATTTCTGTTCCAATTAAAAATAAAAATGATATGTATAAAACATTTGATTTATATGAATGTATTGATCATTATGTTTCAGAAGAACAGCAAGATGTAGATAATAAAATTAATTGTGATATGTGTGGCCTTTGTAATAGAGCTTATTCTAAAACACTTTTATGGAAAACACCTAAAATTCTTGTTATTCATATTAAAAGATTTTTAATAAATGCATTTGGAATTCAAACACAAAAAATAACAAATAATATTACATACCCAATTAAAGATTTAGATCTTGGTAAATATTTTAATGTTGCAAGTCCTTATAAATCAAGTTGTAAGTATGATTTAATTGGCATTAATATTCATCAAGCTTTTGAATATGGACAAAATATTAATTTGGGTCATTATACATCTATTGTTAAAAATATTATTAATAATAATTGGTATTTATATAATGATTCTAATCCTGTTTGTTTGGCATATACTAAAAATGATTTACAAAATAATAATGCATATTTATTATTTTATTTTAGACAAGATTAATATATAGTTATCATTTGATAATTCTTTATTTTATCAATCTTATAATTAAAACAATTGAACTCATTTAAATCATAATTACTTGGTAATTTTAAAAAAATTAATTTATTATTATTTTCTTTAATTTTATTTATTATTTCTTCCAATGTTAAATCACCTAATTTAATTTTAATATTGGTTGCATGTTTATATTTTGGACCACCCCACGGTGGATCAAAAAATATTCCATCATAATTTCCATTTAAGTGATTTAAACACGAATCATTAATTAACTCAACATTATTTATTTTATATGCATTTACATTATTTGTTAATATTTCAAATCTTGATTTATGTATTTCAATTGCTGATACATTCTTAAAATAATTAGCAAATGATATTGTATTACCACCAATCCCTGCTGTTGCATCTAATATTTTACTATTATAACCTATATCAGATTGTATTAAGATAGAAATAATATTTGCTTCTGATGGTTGTGTTATTGACCACAAGCCTTCAACATCATATTTTAATTCATTATTCAAATTATTTATTTTAGGAAATATTTTTTGAATTTTATTATTCATTATTATCTAATAATAATTTTTTACTTTTTAAATCCAAAAAATATATTATTACTATAAATAATATATTTTTTATAAATCAATGTACTATATATAATTAATAAATTTAATTTGCCCAATAAATATATTCATCTGTATCATCTTCAATTATATTTTTACCTATTGGAATAGGTACTTTGATAACTGATTCCCATAATGGTGCTTTTGCAGTATTATTATATGTTATTAATAATTTATATAATTTACATGCTATGATTAGATTATTTATATTATTCAGTTCTGTTTGATTTAGTTCTAATATATAATTATCATTACTTAAATTGTTGTATATATCATTAATATTTAAGTTATCAATTAAATTATTAGTTTCTGTTGGGTCAGAAATTAATTCATATAACCAATATTTATTAGGATTATTAGATAAACTAAATTTCCAATTATTATAACGAATACAAATATAATCTCCCGATTTCCAAAATAAAATTTTATGTTTATCAGTTTCATTAAATAAATTTATTCCATCAATATTATTATCTTTTAAATTTAATAAACTCATAATAGTTGAATATATATCTACATGATGTGATAATTTTGTGTTAATACTATTTTTTGGAATTATTTTTGGATATTGAATAAATAATGGAACACGTATACCCCCTTCGAAAAATGTACTTTTAAAACCTTTGTATGGTTTATTTGTTTCTTTAATATTTGAATAATATGCACCACCGTTATCACTTGTAAAAATAATAATTGTGTCATTATATTTATTATTTATTTTTAAACTTTCTATAATTTTACCTATTCCTCTATCAACAGCTTTTATCATTGAATAATATACTTTTTCATTATGTTCAAGATGATTAAATTCTGGTGAATTATAATCACTTAATAATGCTTGATAAGGATTATGTGGTGCATTATAAGCTAAAGTTATGAAAAAAGGTAATGAATTATTTTTATTAATAATATCCACAACATTATTTGATAAATAATCAGTCATATATTCATTTGGTTTAAAACGTGGTCCATTATTATATGAAATAGAAAAAGGTAAATTACTAAATAATATTTTATCTAAAATTGAATTATCATTAAAATAACTTACAATACTTTTATTTTTAACATCTTCATACATGGATGCACCATATAAAAAAGCTAAACTTTCATCATATCCTCTATCTAACGGGGTGTATCCTTGTGCTTCTCCTATGTGCCATTTTCCTAAATAATAATTATAATAACCATAATTATGTAATGTATTTGAAATTAAAGTATAATTTAATGGTAATACCATATTTTCCATTGATATTAAACTGTCTAATTTATCCATTTTAAAAATAGGCTGTTTTATATCATTGTTTTTTAAATAATAATACAATTTAATTAATTTTTTTGGAAATGGTGTAAATTCAAAACCAACATTTGTAGGAAATTTACCAGTTAATATTGATACTCTTGATGGTGCACATGTAGCTTGTCCGGAATATGCATTTGTGAATTTATATCCATTTTCATAAAGACTATTAATATTTGGTGTATTTATGGATAAATCATTAATACCTAAATCATCAACTATAATTAATATAATATTTGGTTTATTAATTTTATATAATGAATTAGTTATATTATGTGTTTTCCAATTAATATTTTGTGTAGATAAAATTGGGTTTTTAAAGTTATACAAAATACCCGGTAAATAAATAATATTATTATAAATATAAGTTAAAAAAAATAAAGATAATGTAATTAAACTAAATATTTTAAACATCTATTATAATTAATATATAACTTTGGTTTATATATATTTACAAAATAAAAAATGAAAATTATTATATATGACTATAAAGTGATATATAATAATGATTAATTCAAATATTATTATTGAATTTGAAAAACTTGTTAATTTTATTCAACAACATATTGAATATTTAACAGATACTGAATTAATTACATTAAATACATTTAGATTAAAACAAATTAAAAATGCATTAATTATTATTAAAAAATATAATACAGAAATTACTATTGACAATATTAAAGAATTTGGACAAATTCAAGGCATCGGTAAAGGTACTATTAATAGAATTAAAGAAATTATCAAAACTGGAAAACTTGAAGAAATTAATATTTGTAAACATACAACTAATGAAAATAATAAAATAATAAAAGAATTGGAATCAATAACTGGAATAGGACATATAGGTGCATTAAAATTATTAAAAATGGGTGTTAGATCAATTGAAGATCTAAAAAATAAAATAGATTTGGGTGAAATAAAAGTTAATAATAAAATTAAATTAGGATTAGGATTAAAAATAAACTAAAATTAGGATTAATTATTTATTTTTAATAACATGACATGATTCCCATTCATTTTCTGGAATATATAAACATTTAGTTCTTAATTCTAATTCCATATGACCAATTACATAACTTAATGTATTAATAGTTTTTAAAATTTCTTTATTATGTAAAATAACATTTGTTGCTTCATATTTATGTTTTATATAATCAAGCAAAATTTTAATATCAAAAGATACCATATTATGTACATAATGATCTTGATAACATAAACTTTTAGTTTTTAAATTATAATTATACGTACAGTTATCTTGATATGAACAAAATTTGTATGAACAACGAGATATTGTTCCTTCTTGTTTTTCTACATTTTTATCTGCATGTAGTTCTTTTTGTGATAATCGCAATCTTAATGTTTCACTTAGTGAAAATAATATATTTAAACATTTTATAAAAAAATTATAATCTAATTTTTTATTTAATAATGTATATTTAGTCAATAATTTAATAATATCTAATTCTTTTTGTAAAATTATTAAACTTGATTTTTTACATAACATAACAATTTCACTAGGTGTATTACACATGTTTCCTATTTTTTGTAATTTATCTTGATAATCTTGTTCAATCTGGTTTATTTTATTCTCTACATTTCTTTCTTCTGTTTTATTACTTAATTTTTTTATATATTCAGCCATTCTTGCATGATTACCAATATCGAGATTTAAACTATTATTAAACCATTTCAATTCATAAGACATTTATCTATTTACTTAAAATGTCTTTATATCAAAACAAAATTATTATTTATCTACTCTATTTATCTACTCTATTTATTTATCTACATCAAGATTAAACAAAGATTAAATTATAAATAAAAATATAATTAAAGTTATTCTCTAATATAATTATAATATGCAGAATAATAAACCTAATAAAAGATTAACGGCTGTAGATAAGAATTATAAACGTCCAGATAAAACATATCAGGATACTCTTACTAATAAAGAAATAAAAGATAAACTTAAAGATTATAAAAAATGTTCTGATATTAAAACTGTATCAATTGGTTCGCATTTGAGATACTTTACAACTAATGCAAATAACGAAAAAGTATTTAGATTAGGCGGAACTTTAAATAGAATTGATCCAGAAGGACGATTCGTTATACTTGGTAATGGTTCGATATCTTGGTCTGTACAAACTGGTGGTACCCAATTTTGGCAAAAATTATCCGAAACTGAATTAAAAGAGGAATTAAAAGAGGAATTAAGAGATGAAATAAGAGATGAATTAAAAAAAGAATTATCAGATGATTCGAACAGTCACATTTTTGAAAAAGAAAATAAAAATTTAAAAAAAGAACTTAAATTATTATATAAAAAAATAGAAACTTTAGAAACAGATAAAAATGCATTAACTAAAAAAAATGAAAATTTATCTACACAACTTGATAAAATTGCTAATGAAATAAAAAAGAAAAAAAGTAAATAATACTTTAAAAATTTATAATTTTAGAAATAATTTCTTAATAAGATTATATAATGGGAAAACATACAGATAATAAAAATAAGTCGTTTAAAAAAAAATATAGTTTTACAGGTCAGCGAATTATTGGTGATTTAAAATCAAAAATACAAAATAATGAATCAAATACAACTGATGAAATGTTAAACATATTAGATAACGATATATCGCAAAATAATGCTAATTTTACAGGTAATCAAAATCAAGATACCTCAATGTTCCTAAATAATAATCAAAATCAAATGATGCAACAGCAAATGATGCAACAGCAAATGATGCAAAATCAAAATCAAATGACAAATATTGATCCATTATTAGCAAATACTATCGCACCAGTAACTAATTATACAAATAATTTTATGGGTCAAGATATAAATTCTTTAATGAATAGTTCACAAATGGCTCAAAATATTAGTGGAATTAGTAATTTATCAAAATTAGGAAATAATAATTTTATTAATCAAATATCTGAAACTAATGCGGTTGATATGATGGGTATGAATAATATGGCTGGAATGGCAAGTATAAATAATATGACGGGTATGAATAATATGACGAGTATGAATAATATGACTGAAATGTCTGGAATGGCGGGTATGAATAATATGGCTGGTATGAATAATATGGCTGGTATGAATAATATGGCTGGTATGAATAATATGGCTGGTATGAATAATATGGCTGGTATGAATAATATGATGGGTATGAATAATATGACTGAAATGTCTGGAATGGCGGGTATGAATAATACTTTAGGAATTGACAAAATAAAAAATTTAGCTGGATTACACAATATGAATATACTTAAAACATAATTAAACTCATATAAATATAAAAAAATTGATTATAAATAATTTTAATTATATAATTATAATTATAATAATGTCAACAAATTTAAATTTTACTAATATAAGATTATCACGTGAATTATCAAAATTACAATCTGAATCTGATAAATTAGAAGGAATTATTATTGAAACACCAACAGATTTAATGTTATGGCATGCTAAAATTAAAGGACCTGCAAACTCCCCATATGAAAATGGTGTATTTGATGTTGAATTAAAATTTGATACAGATTATCCAATTAAACCACCATCAGTTAAATTTTTAACAAAAATGTATCATCCGAATATTTATCGTGATGGTAAAATTTGTATTGATATTTTACAATCTGAATGGACACCTGCACAAAATATACGTACTATACTTTTATCTATTATATCACTATTAATGGATCCTAATACTTCTTCACCAGCAAATAGAGAAGCATCTGATTTATATAATTCAGATATTACAGCTTATGAACAAAAAGTTAAAAATATTATTAATTTAACTAAATAATTTAATTTTGATCATATAATATTTGTTCAGGTATTTCTATTACATCTGCAATTATATAAATATCATTTTCTAATAATATTAATTGTCCATTTTCATCTTTATCAATTTTTCCAACAGGATAATTTAATACATAATCATATACAATACCAGAATCTTCATTTAATAAATAATATTCTTCATTAGAATACGAAGTATCATCAATACGTTTTACTGCTTTAATCTTTCTTACTTTTATTTTAATTCTGGATGAATCTTTAGCGTTTGATCCATTATCTAATTTTAAATCATAATCTAATTTATTTTGATATGCAGGACCAACAGGATTTTCAAATAATGAATCTTCATTAAACTGAAAACATTTATATTTCGAACCCATCATATTATGAGCTTTAAATAATTCACAATCAATTGATGCTTCTTTGACAGATTCAATAAAAGATAATAATAAGTTATTTTTCTTTCGTGATATATCTTCCATTTTTTCATCCGTTGTTTCTTTTCCTGATTCTCTTACAACTTTATATCTAAATACATCAACTTTACGTTCTTCAAGTGGTAAATCTTTATGTTGGCAAAAACGTAATGCACGGCCAATAACCTGTTCAATACGTACTTCATTCCAGTATGGTTCTGTAATATGTACTTGTCGAACGTTATTTAAATTGATACCTTCAGCACCAGCAGGTGAAATCATAATTATTTTACAATATTTACCATATTTATTATCAGTCATGTTAAATATATCTTTATTTAATTTACGAACATCTTTTGAAATACCTCCATGAAATTCACACCAACGCAATCCATCTTTTGTTAGATCTTTTTTTGGATTTAAATTATTTTTATCTAATTCTTGATCTTGTTCTATATCAACAAAACTAAAAAATTCTAAATATACTTTTAATAATTGTAAACCTTCCATTTCAACATAATTTGAATAAATCATAACTGTTCCTTTTGTTTTTAATATATTGAAAATTATTCTAACAAATTTCGGACTACACATATACATAGTTTCAAATAATTTAGATTTCTTTTTTTCTGTCTGAAATTTTGTAAAACTGCCATCACATTTAGTATGAAATAATTTAATATCATCGCTAATCGTATACCCATTTTCTTTATCTTTACGTAAAACATCTTTTAAAAACTCTATAAATCCATTTACAAATGATCTAATTGCTTTCATATATTCAAGCACTTCTGCTTTAGATTGTACTAATTTATTTTTTTTATCAATATTCTTTCCTTCCTCTACAACAACTGCATCTGTTTCTTTAATTCTAAAAGCACCAGGTCTTGGCCGTTTTTCACCATTAATTTTATCAGATATTGATGGAAAAACAAAATTACATGCCTGTCGTGTATATGATGCATAAGTCGACATTGAATCACCAACTTTACCTCTTGACATTCTTAATCTTATTTTTTCTTTGTCTTCTTCTATTTTCTCAAAATAATTATATACTTCTTCATGATATTTATCCATTGTTAAATTTATATAATGAATTGTTTTTTGAGCAAATTTATCAGGTGTTGCACCGATATAATATGATACTAACCCTAATATACGCCTTTGAAACATATTTTTAGTATTTTCATTTAATGATGCAAAATTAGATGAGCTTATAAATAATTGTTCAAAAATACTTTCAGATGTTGGAAATGTTCCGGGTCTTAATAAATTAAATATTAATGCAAATTCAAATGAATTGTTAACAACTGGTGTAGCAGATAATAATAGTACTCGTGTATTTGAATTTTCTATTTTTTCTTGTTGAATATAATCATAAATAACTTGTGCACGTTTACCATTTTTTGATGTCACATTATTATATACATTATTTATAAATTTATGTGCTTCATCAATAACAAACATTGATATTTTACTCGAATCTGCTTTTCTTACTTTTTCTAAAAAATCTCTATCAGCAAATGGTGAGTCGTAATGAATAAATATTATATTTGCAAATCTTTTATCAAAATCTTCTTGTTTCATCCATGTTTTAATATCTTTTAACCACGGATCATCATGAAGTGATGCAGGAATTAATAAGAATATATTCCATTTAGGTGTATAATTATATAAAATATTATATACATTTATCATAGTATTTGTTTTTCCTGAACCAACACCATGATAAATTAATAAATCTTTGAATGGTGATTGATAATTTAAATATTGACCAACAAACTGTTGATATAATGTTAATCCTTTTTCTCTTTCTTGATTACATGGATCTTCGCCTTCTTTAGTTATTATTTCAGGTAATATATATTGTTTAAAATTTTTCATAACCCATGATGGAAATAATCTTCCGTTTTGTTCTAAATTTATAATTGTTTTTGATTTTGACATTCTATTATAATATATAATAGAAAAAACAACTTAATTAAAATTAAAATAATTTATCTTAAAAATATTTAGATTTTTCAAATAATTTAATGAAGAAGATTATTAAATCTATTATTTAACAAAGTACTTTTTTTATGTTTTAATTATTTGGTAAATAATTGTATTATTTGGTAAATAATTGTATTATTTGGTAAATAATTGTATTATTTAGTAAATAATTGTATTATTTGGTAAATAATTGTATTATTTGGTAAAATATAGTCATTAATTAAAATATTATATTTATCTTATAGATATAATATTTCAGTATTAAATTAATTATTTCTCGAACGATATTGTTGTGCATATTTAGCTTTTTGTTTACGAAATTCATCTAAACCAATTTTATTTATTTTATTTTGTATATAATTTTGTGCCTGTGCTCTTTGTAATATTTTTTCTGGTGTTTCTGTATGATCAACAATTTTATTAGTTGTTATCCATCCAGTTGGATTTTTTATTGCATAATCTAAATTAATTAAGTTTAATTTATATTTTTCATTTAGATCATTGATAAATTCATTTAATTCTGTATTCAAATCATATGAATTTATTTTTGTTTTATATTGATACTTTGTGCCATTAATTTTTTTACAAAATTGTATATAATCAACATTATTTACATTACATATAGAAAAGTGTTGTGGCATTATTGGTTTAACTATAATTGTTCTTGCATTACTTGAATCACTTGAATCACTTAAATCACTTGAATCATTTGAATCACATGTATCATTTTCTGTTATATTTTCAAGATTTGGAATAATATAATCATTTAATTTGATATGTGGAAATTTTTCATTTACTAATTTCATAAAATTATTAAATTCTATTTGATAATTATTTGAATTAACTTTTCTTTTTAATCTTAGCATTTTCCCGTTATCAGATTTAGCAAAGCAAAAATAATATGCATTTCCTTTTGTATCAAAATAAAAGGAAAAATTTGTTGGTAAAACTAATTTAATTAAATCTTTTTTAATTGTTTCTGGTTGTGAAATATTTTTTTCATTAATTTTTATTTTATTATTTACAATTTTATATGAGCTATAATTAAGTTCAGGATATTTTTTATTAATAGCATTGATAAATACATCAAGTTCATTTTGTAAATTAGTTGATTTTAATACATTAGTTAATCCATATCTAATATCATTTTTTCGCAAGTCGAATACAAATTTATACGGTGATGATTCTGATAAAAATCTAATTCCAATAGGTAAATCTATTTTATTATTTGTATTTGATTCACATAAATATTCTTTTTCTGTAATATCACCATCTAATTCTTGTAATTTAAGCTTTGCTTGCTTTAGTTTTTCTTTAATACTAATTTTTTGTGATTTGGTTGTTTCCCAATTTTTATCTAATTTTGGATGATTACAAATATAAAAATATTCTCTAAAATTTCCACTATTTTTATCTAATATTTCTTTTCTATATACAACATATTTAGGTAATGCTTCGTCTAATTCTTCAGGTAAATCACAAGCATCAACACGTCTTTTAGCTTTTCCTTTATTAGTATTTTGTGTGGACATATTAACAAGCCTTAAATTTATTTGTCTATTATCTAATTTATCTTGATTAATATGGTCAACTGTTTTTTCATAATTTGTAAGATCTTCATTATGAACATCCATAATTAATTGATGTAGATAAATATTATATACTTTACTATCAGCTCTAAATGTAGTACTGATATAACCATTTACATTAATAAACCATGATTGTCTAACATTATTAATATTTAAAACTTTTTTAATGTCTCTTTTTGATATTTTTGTATAAATATCATCTTTAATATGCATTAAATAATATGTTTCATTTATATTATTTTTAACTTTCCAATACATATTTCTATATTGTCCAGCAAATTTTCCATCTGTTATTTTATATGACGTACCTTTACTAATTATTTCAACATTAGGAGGATCATCAAACTTATCAATAAATCGTTTATCATATGTCAAAATTAAATTATCACGCTGATAATCATTAACATTATTATTTTTAAAATCTATAGAACTAATTTTTTCTTCTGGATATAATATTTTAATTAATGGAATAGACCTTTTATAATTATTATAAATCCATATTTCATTTTCAGAATTATAAGTAAAACTATTTTCATTTAAATTTTTTAATTTTTTAAGTTCTAATCCATCTTCAATGGATACAATAATAGTATTATTAATTAAACAATTATTATTTTTTTTATTAAACACTATTGACATTATATTATTAATAAATTATGTCTTTAAATGTAATTTAATTAATATTCAATTTTTATAAAAATATTTTATGATGGAAATATATATATTTAAATATATTTCTAACATAATGATGTAATATGATGTGTAAATTATACAAAATATTTAATTTGAATATGCAGTTCCTGCCATACCGGACATAACTCTTAAAACGTTGTAGTTCTGAGTGTAGATATTTAGAATATTATTAGTACCTTCAAGATCAGTACCAATATCTACCTGTAGAGTGGCATTATCAATACGTGAGAAATTGCAAGTTCCAGTAGGTTGGTGATCTTCAGCTTTCAGTGCAAAAGAATATACGTTAATACCATCAGCAGGCGTATTAGAAAAGTGCTGTGCTGGTTGAACATAGTTAAAGTAGTTTCCGTCTCTTGCTTGGAAACGATCATGTCCGTTAAGTTGAAGTTTAGCACTGGTGCAAACATTATTGCTACCATCGATATTGACACCATAATTAAACGAATTGGAAACATAGCATGCAAATTTATCTACAAATGTTTTTACATCACCTGATACGTTTGGTAATAGTATATTCGATATATCACTCATAGTTAAATTATTTTTGGTTACAATAAAATTATCAAGAATGTTTTTATTATTTAATAATCCAACAGTAGATGTATAAACAGAAGCATTATTAGCTACAGAAAGTGCGATATATTTAACAGATACTTTTTCTAATAATGGTTGTAAATCAGTAGAAAAAAGTTCAGGTAAATTATCATAATCGGGAGTAAAATCAACTAATTCACCATCCTCTACAGTTGCACTTCCAGATACATTAACATTATTACCATTTAATACAAAACCAGACGAACTTACACATGCAATAATTTTAGCAAATTTATCACGTGCATTTTCCCAGTTTCCATCTGGTGCATATGCTAACCATTTATTATTGGAGTTGTTATATTTTCCAAGATGGTGTGCCCATATTAAATATTTAGAAGGATGATTAAAATTTAAACGATATTTGCTAGATTTTCCATTAATAGATTCAGAACCAGTAAATTGAAGTTGTTCAATTAAATATTCATGAGAAGCTTGTGCAAATCGTTTACGTTCTTCAGAATCTAAATAAACATAATCAATTAAAAGGTAAGAATCAGACATTAGATCTTTAGTAAAGGTAGGTTTTGCAGACCCAACATAATTAATACAGTTTACAGAATCACGATATTTGAGAGTAATACGTACATCGTGATATTGAAGAGCAATAAGAGGTAGAGCTAATCCGTTATTACGGTTGAACCAAAACTGAAGTGGAATATATAGTTGGTGTGTATTGAAACCCTCAGAACTAATGTTAGTTAATTCAGGAACATCACCGATCATTTTAGCATAACCACGTTCTTGTCCAGTTTTATGCGTTAGCTCATACCAAATATTAAGCCAATCACCATATTGTTCATCAATTTTAGAACCACCTATTTCGATTTTAACAGTTTCAATTAGTGCATGTCCAAGTCTATTAACATATCCCCATTCAACAACGTTGGTTGGTTGAGAATTTAACATAACAACAACATACATATTAGTAATTAGATCACCGTTGCGATTGATGTTGCAGGTAACAGTGCGACCAAAATCTGCAGAACCGTTCCAAGTCTGTTGAATAGGTTCAACAGAAAAGTTAGTATGACGTCTATAAACAACTTTGAAAAAAGTAATTTGTGGATTACCGGAAAGGTAAACATCTTGTGCGCCGTAAGCGACGAGTTGCATTAAACCACCACCCATATTATATATATATTTATAACTAGAAATTTTTTTTTATAGATTTTTTTTAATTAAATTTTTTTATAGATTTTTTTTATTAATTTTTTTTTGTAAAAATACTTTTTATAGATTTTTAATTTATATTTTCTAAATATTTTTTATTAATTTTTAAATATAAATTAAAAAATCTGTATATTTTTCTAAAATATGAAATAAATTTTTTAAATAATAAATTTATATAATTATTTAAAGTCTTTTTTATATTTATTATATATATATAATATGATAAATACACAAGGTTCAGATGGGCCATCAAAATATAAAAAAAATAAACAGGTGTCACTAAAAGAATCAAATACTTTGGATAATAAACATAGACAAATGGTTAAATATTTTAATGATAAAAAAGATGAAAATTCTGATTTAATTAATCAAATAAATAGTATAGTAAATGAGATTAATACAATGGATGAACGCAGAGATAGTTTTACATTATTAGATATTAAAAATAGAGCAAATTTACTAGATAAAAAAGATAATTTAGAAATAGAATATAATAGTATTAAATCAAATTTTGATGAAATGGATTATTATGATAATGCTGGTGATTTAATATCTGATTATTATGAAATGAGAGATAAAAAAGAACCTATTGTTAAGGAAACAAAAAATATAATGGAATTTTTATGTAATAAAAAAGAAAAACAAAATGCTAATGCATTAAATAATGAAGTTACTGTAGTAAATAGAGCTGGATTATTTGAAAAATATTGTCAACGTGTTGAAGGTATCCGGGTAGTTCATGATGATGGATCAAATAGAATTAAATATTGTGAAGATTGTACTATTGAAAAAATATTAGATATGTCAGAAAGTGCATATATATGTCCATGTTGCGGTGATAGTGAAACAATAATATTAGATGAAGATAGACAAATAAAAGATTATAGTCCATATAGACGATTAAACCATTTTCGTGAATGGCTTAATCAATTTCAAGCCAAACAAAGCCCTGATATTCCAGAACAAGTATTTATTGATATTGTTAAAGAACTTAATAAAAAACGTATAACAGATTTATCAATATTAAATAAAAAGAAAATGAAGATTATTTTAAAGAAATTAAATTATAATAGTTATTATGAACATGTTGCATATATTATTAATAAATTAAATAATTTACCACCACCAAAAATTACACGTGATATGGAAAAATTATTTATATCAATGTTTTTTAAGATACAAGAACCATGGGAAATGTTTAAACAAATTGACCGTAAGAATTTTTTATCATATTCATATGTACTTCATAAATTTTGCGAATTACTCGAATTAGATCATTTATTTGAGTGTTTTCCATTACATAAAGATCCTGACAAAATAATGGAAAATGATCAAATATGGGAAAAAATATGTAAACATTTAAATTGGGAGTATATTAGTTCATTTAAATAATTTAATTAAAATAATATCTATTATAATTAAATGAGTTATATTTTATATTTTATTGCTTTAATAATTTTATGCGGTGTAATAAAATTAATAATTTATATATCTAAAAAAACAACTAAAAGTAATCAAGAATTATTTGATGAATTATTAATAAAACAAGAAGATAAAAATTTACAAACATATGATGAAATGATATATGATTTAAAACCAAGTAATATATATAGTAACATGTTTTCAAACCCTTCTATATGGTTTGGTTATAGTGATTTTAATGAAAAAGATGTTACTGACAAGATTTATGTAAAATCAACTTAAATTATTTAATAAAATTGACATAAAGAAATAATTTATTTATTATATAATGTCAAAAGTAGATTATTTAACTGAAGATACTATTTTACCAAGAGATCAAAAATTTATTTGCATGAGTTTCTTAACTGATAAAGATAATAAAACATCATTATCTGGTATTAAACTAAGAGGTGCATTTAGTACATATGATGAAGCGTGTGAACATGCAAAAAAACTACAATCAATTGATCAATATTTTAATGTATTTGTAGGTGAAATGGGAAAGTGGTTACCATTTGATCCTAATCCAGATTCAGAAGCTGTTAAAGATTCACAATATGCAAATGCAGAATTAAATACAATGATGAAATCGTATCTTGAAAATCAAGAAAAAGCTAAAATTTTTCATGAACAACGTAAACAAGAACTTGTTCGTGAAACTGTTTTGGAAAATATTCAAATACGAAAAGATAATTTACAAGATTTGGAGAAGAAATTAGATGATTCTACTAATAAAGAATCAGTAGAAGAAAATATTAAAACAATTGAAGAACAAATTAAGAATATGGAAAGTCGAAAATTAGAATTAGATAGTCAAATAGAAAATTTAGCTCAACAGGTTAAATTATTTGATACAAATAATGAATCTGAATATTTGAAAGGACCTAAAATTATTGATAGTTCATATGAAACAAAGTCATAAATTATCGTTTACATTAATTATCATTTACATTAATTATCGTTTACATTAATTATCATTTACATTAATTATCGTTTACATTAATTATCATTTACTTTAATTATCATTTACTTTAATTATCGTTTACATTAATTATCGTTTACATTAATTATCGTTTACATTAATTATCATTTACTTTAATTATCATTTACATTAACATTAAATAAAATAATAATTATTAATTTATTATTATTTTATTTTTTCAACCGCAACTCTAATAGAATTTTTTCGTTTGGATACAAGATCTAATGGATTAAAAACGTCTAGTCTTTTATTCCATTCTTTATCATATGCTGTTTTATGATATTTATGAAATTTATTACAACCAATTTTAAAGGTTGGTACATTTTTAGCTTTATACCAAAATACTTTATCAGTTAAATTTTTTGAATGAACTCTATTATCAATAACCATTATTCCATAATTTTCAGTTATATCACTAAAAACTTGTTGAAAAATATCAAACGTTGGAAACATACCAGCATAATGTTCATATAATCTTTTACGATTAGAAATAGTATCTTCAGCCAATAAAAATATATAATCAAAATTTGATCTCATTTCAGGGGGGATACCAACAGAATATTGCATTGTTAATATAAATGATAAATGATGATGCCTACCATTAAAAAATAATTCAAGAATATTTGGATCTTTTAGCCAAGTACCTTTAGAACTCATACAATCATCCATAATTAACATTAATGAATCATTCTTTATTTTTTTTTTATCTTTTATTCTTTTTTTATTATCTTCATTTATTTTCGATTGTCTTTCATAAATTCTTGCTAAAATATCACTTGAATATTCTGAATAAATATAACTATCTGGTATAAATTCTGAATAAAATGAATTAAGTTTTTCAGTTCGACTGATAGCAATTGCTGCAGCAATATTTTTTTTTTGATACATAATTTCTCTAGTTAAAAATGATTTACCGGTTGCACGTTTTGCGATCATTGCAATTGTACAATGATCAACCATTTCATTGATTTTAAATGGTTTAATTGGTATTTTTGTTGCTCCAAATCCAACTTCTTTTGTTGACATATTATAATATAATAGAATTAGATTATAATATATTAGAATAAAATTTATAAAACTAAAAATCAGGTAAACCTGTATATATTTGTTGTTCTGTTATAATTTTAGTTGGTTTTTCTATTACTTGTTTATTTAGTGTTGGTATTTGTGTTGGTGTTGATATTGAAAACTCTGTAATATTTTTTTGACATGATTCTTTTGTTAATAATAATTCTGGTAAATTAATTATTAATCCAATTATTGCACTTACAAGCGTTGGAAATTTGTATTTATCATATAATGTATTTCTAGTTTTATTATATTTTTTATCATCAATGTTCTGAAACCATGTTATAATTAAAAATGTACTTAATATTATAAGTAATTGTTTTAAAATTAAAGTCATTAAAATAATAAAGAAAATAAAAAAATTTAAACAATAATTTCTATATTAAGATATATGACATCTTGTAATAATATTAAACAATCTAAATTATCTCATGTAGAAAGATTTACTAAATATATATTAATTGGATTAATAGTTGTAATAGCTACACGATATATTCCAGATACTATTTTACAAACTAAAGAAATTATAATGATAGGTATAACTTCATCAATCGCATATGCTATTTTAGATATGATATCACCAACTATTAAAATACAACAATTAACTCAAAAAAAAAATAATGTACTTGTTGAAGCATTTAATATTTAATATTAAAATTTAAAATTGTAAATAATTATTAAAATATTTTTTGTTTTTATTGTTATTATTATTGTTATTCTTATTATTATTGTTATTAGGTTGTACTGGTGCTGTTGCTCCCATGTTTGAGAATATTTGTAGATATTTTTGATCATTTTCTTCCTGACTATAATTTAAACTAGTTTCGAGATCAGTATCCATTATTAAATCATTTTTTAAAATTTTTTTAATTTTTGTATCAATTGTTTCCGGTTCTGTAATATTTTGTTGTTTTGTTAGTTTATTTATTTCTTCCATTTTTGCATCAATTGTTTCTTGTTTAATATTTTGTTCTTTTGTTAGTTTATTTATTTCTTGCATTTTTGCATCAATTGTTTCTTGTTTATTATGATTATTATTTTGTTCTTTTTTTTGTTTTTCCAATTCAGATGTTATATTTGATTCAGAATTAGAACTTGTTATATTAGAATCTTCTTTTATTAATAAAGATATATCAGTTGATGTTACTGAATTATTATTAATAATATTAAGAATTTTAGAACCAATTGTTTTATCATCTGATGTAGATTGTATTGTTTTAGGTTTTAGATCTATTTGTTTAAATGGTTGAATTAAATTATTATTATTATTATTATTAAATTTTAATTCTAAATTATTATCATTTTCTAAATCTTTTTTAATTAATTTAGATAAATTTTTTTCTTCAGCATCAGTCATTGCTTTTTCAAAATTATCATCTAAATTATTAAGTTCCATTTCTTCACCTAGATAAATTTGTAAAATATGTTTAACTGGAAGTAATTTACGAATAGCTTCACGTATACAATCTTTAATAATATTAATACAATCACGTTGATTACGTTTAATTTCAATTGGTGGATAATCGTGATATAATAAATATGGATTATTCCAAATATCTCTTGCACATTCAATATAAACTTTATGAATAAAATCATTAATATTTATATTTTGATAAAATGAATTATCTATTTTATTTTGTGTTTTAATTGTGGGATTAAATATTAATACAATAAGATTAGCCTTTAATGTTGCTTTGATTAAATCATTTAACCAACCATAACTATGCGATGAATTAACAATACGATTAGTTTCTTTTTCAATAATTGACTGATTCCATTTAGGAACTCCTTTTAAAAATGATTGAAATATTTTAAGTACATTATCGTGATTTGCAATTTTTTGTGCTTCTTTGTATATAGATTGTAATCCTTCAAAAATTAAAGGTGTTAAAATATTTATAAGGTGCGTAGTATATTCATTTTTGGTTTCAACTAAAAGATTTAACATATGATTGTATTATATTTGTTTAGATTATTTTTTTTATTATAATACACACTTTTGTGATTTTTATATAAAATTAAATATTTCCCCCTCTTTGTGAAAGATAATTATAATTATCTTTACTAAAACATAAACAACCACCTTTATCACCACCATTACATGACATATTAGAACCAATATAATCATCTGTTGATTCATTTAATAATTTTTTTTCTGTTAATTCTGGTGGAAGTGGCCACTGTGAAAATTTACAACATTCACGAGAACAACTGTTTTCATAAATTTTAGTTTTGTCTCTATTATTTTCAGAATTTTTAACTATTTCTATTTCTTTATTATCAACTTTATTATTATCAGAATTTTTAACTATTTCTATTTCTTTATTAACAACTTTATTATTTTCAGAATTTTTAACTATTTCTATTTCTTTATTATATTTAATATTACTATATTTATTTATTATTTGCATATTATTATATTCATCTAATAATGGCATGATAAATATAAAAAAAATAAATGCACCTATTATAACAAGAATAAGTATATTATTATTATTAGTTTTTAACTGATTTTCAATTATATATATATATATATAATAGAATTTATATATTTTCTTTTTTATAATAATGTCATTATTAGATAAAATTATAAAAAAATACGAACAAAAAAATAAAGAAATAAAAAAGATGTTAGACCCAGAAAAAAAATATCTGATTGAATTTCAAAAAACAGGCAAAAAACAAATATGTATTTATGAAAATAAAAAATTAATTATAGTTGGCGATTATACATTTTATGGTATTTATCAATATCAAACAAAATTATGGATTTGGGCGTCATCAATACCTGGTGTTGATAAATCAAATATTAAAAAAATAAATTTAATTAAAAAATTAAATCATTTATTTGAATCAGACAATAATGAAAAAATTAATTTTTATTATCAATTATTAACACAAGATGTGATACAAATTACAGATGAAAAAATTTTAGAATGGATACCAGAATTACTAATTTATTTATCAGATGAAATTTATTGTTTCACACCTATTAATAATGAAGGTAATATGCAATTTATTACATTAAAAAAAGTTAATGAAAAATATATATAAGTATTGACTAGATAAATTAGTTTATAATAAGTATTGACTAGATAAATTATTTAATTTGTTTAGTAATTCTTTTTTTATCTTTTGATGCTAATATATTAAAATCAGTAGTTTTATCAATTTTAAGACATAATTCAATTTCTTTTATTGTAATATCTTTACCATATCCATTTAATATTTTAATAAGTTTATGTTCATTATTTTCATCAATTAAATGATTACATATTTTATTAAGCATTAATATTTCTTGATTTGATTTATTGTTAATAATTTTAGATAAATTAACAATATTTTTTCTATTAATATTTTTAAGAGAAGTTTTATTAAGATCAGAACTAAATTTGATTTCTTCATTTTTAATTGTATAATATGTATTATTTTTATTAATCCAATATGAAGTATTTAAACATGTATAAAAGCCGTGAATATTTTGTAAATACCAATTTTGATCTGTATAAATACTTGTTTCAATATTATCTCCTCTTGAAATAGAATCAGAAACTTTAACTATATTATAAATTATATTTTGCCAACTATCTTTTGATTTATTTAATATTTTTTTTAAATAATTTTCATGTATCATTAAAGGTAATAAAACTTTTTCAGATTCATATAATTTAATAATATTTTCATAATCTAGATAATTATTTAGAATTCTTTCAGTAGAATCAAATAATCCAACATCAATATTTTTTTCACGAGATTTTTCAATAAATTCATTAATATTTATTTCGGTAATTTTATTATCACTGATATGATATGATAATTCTTGTAATAAATTAATAAGACGTCTAATATCATTTTGAGCAAATTTAATAAATTTAATAATTAATATATCAGATTCAAAAGTTATATTTTCATTAAGACAAATTTTATTTATAAGAGTTTTAAGTTCGGTAATAGATGGATTAGTAAAGATAATCTCACGACAACCCTTTTTTAAATCATTTAATAATTTTGAATGTTGATTATTAGAAATAAAAATAAGAGGAAAACTTTTTAATTTATTATTTTCTTTATAAATTTCCATAATATATTTTTTTTCACTTGTTAATGTGATATTTTCAGTTTCATCAAAAATTAATGCTATTTTTTTATTTTTATTTTCATTAAATTGTATTTTAGAATAAATAGAATTAATAAAATTATAATAATCATTAAAATCATCATATATTCTATGATCTTTTATTTCATTAGGATTAATAATTCTTGGTATATATCCAAGTTCATCTAATATTAATTTAATTGTTAAAGTTTTTCCTAAACCCTGATTACCTGATATAACTATACCCTGATTTTTTGTTGTAGATAAATTTGCTACCCACGTTTTAAAATTATTTATTTGTTGGTGGTTACCTATAATTTGATTTTCACATAATGGTTTATATTTATTAACCCATAAATCATTATAATCTGATTGTATATGTTGTGAATTATCTTTATTAGATAACTTATTCATTAATATAATATTGTTTAAATCTTTATATGATAAATTTTATGGTTTATATAAAATTATAAAAAATAATGGTTTTATATAAGATATATAAGATTATACAAATTAATAATATAATCATTTTAAAAAAGTTTAAAAATTAATTATAAAAAAAAAATTTCTAATAATATATATATATATATATTATGGAAAATCAGTCCAAAGATAAACAAAATCGTTCGAATCGTACGGATGGCTCTGTCGATGATGAAGTACAAAAACTTTTTAAAAAGAATAATGGAAAAATATCATCCGCTGATTTTATGAAATTAAGACAGAAATATAATGATTCTGATTTAGTTGATAAAATTCAAAAAGCATACCTTGATAAACAAGGTTCAATTATTAAAAAGGCAAAAAAGTTTGCTCAATTGATTAGAGATAAATATTCTAATCAACAATATCCTTTTCATGTACTATTAGAAAAAGCACGTTTATTTAAAGTTAAACATGGACTTACTGATGATGAATTTACTGAATTCCAACGTATCTATGAACAAGAGCTAGTTGGACAAAAATCATTAGAAGTTATTACTCCATCTACTAATATGATGAAAGTTTTAGGTTCAATTAATATTGATTTCCAAGGATTTGCACATAAATTAGGCGATAATGATTATAAAATATTACAAGAAATACTTAAATTACATGCATCGTCAAGACCATTACATGCACAAGTATTGCTTCAGTCTATGCAATACCGTGACTGTGATTTTGAAGCAATCACTGGTGAATATAGACGTGAACTAGGTCATAAACCAACTGAATCTATTCATGCAGTAATTGCAGCAATGTTTTTACCAAAAATTGATGAACTTGAAACTCATTTTTTACATTCTAATATTGCAGGTATTATTAAAGCACGATACAATAGCGAACCTTTAACTAACAGACCAGATTATGAACTTTTCTATGCATTAACAAATGATCCAAATGATGTTGTATGTGATAGCAGATCTTCTCTCCAAGATTTATATAACCGTGCACATGTTCAGAATCAATTATGGAACTGTGTTCTTAACTTAAGAAATGGTCAGTATTACAATAATGGATTCCGTGATTTTATTGGTTCGGTTGATATGTGTCGTCTTAATAAACAAGATAACCCTGATTTAATTTATGGTAGATATGATGGAACTATATTAAAGAGACTTTTATCTGCTTTCTCTTTCCGTCCTACTATTGTTTCTACAACCCCTATTTACAATATTGTAAATGTAAATCCTTATCAACAAAATGTACGACCTGTTGTAACAGCTGTTCCTATGATTAATTTACGTCTTCCACCTACTATTAATGATGATTCCCCTGTTAGTTTATCGGATGCACTTGATCAACATCAATATTTTATTGAAAATGGTGCAATGGTTCCTCGTCATACTAGTTTAATATATTCTAGAGGTGTACTTTTCTTTTTCGTTGATAGACGTGCAAATGTTATTCGTTACAATGATATGCAACCATTTAATATTTCTCGTTTACCTTTATCTGTATCCGGTTTTGAACGTTTAAATGATCGTGAAGTTGATTTCGATGATCAAATTACTATTAGATCTGATGTCTATCATTTAAGATCTGTTGTTCTTGCTGAAATTAATCGTAACTCACCAGAACGTAACTTAGTTGTTGGATCATCCGCAATTGTTATGTTACATCAAGATTTAACGATAGGTAGATATACTAATGAATATTTCCAGTATGATCCAATGAGTGTTTTTGATGCTGTTCTAACAAATACTGGTGTACAAAATCGTTCACCAACTAGTGAAATTAGAGGAACGCCAAATAAAGGTTCACCACCTGGAACATCTTTTGTTGAAATGGCTCGTCAACGTGGTATTATTTTCATGTATAAATTACATAAAGATGAGACTAAAGGTGATGTTGTATATTAAGTAAATAATAAATAATAAAAATTAAATTAACCTAATAAATAAGTTAATTTAATTAATCAAAACTAAAAAAAGGTAGCTGTAATAGAAGGTAGATTTTCTCGCTTTCCTTTAGCAACATATGTTGGTAATGATAATATTTGTCTTGGTTCATTAATAGTTTTTAAATATTCTGTTCTTTGTGTAATTTGTGTAATTATATCTGGTAAAATTTCACAAACAACTTTATTATTAAGTTCTCGTATTTGTTCTTGTATATTGTATGGTAAGTGTCTCGCATATTCTATAAATACATATCTAAGAATAATTATGAGACTTTGGTTTGATTGTGGTGCAATTTTATACTGACCTTTTGTATGTTTAAAAACTGACATAATTAATTGTTTGTTAATTAGATCCAAATTTTCATTTGAAAAAAAAGTGTTTTCTAGATCACCTTGAGCACATTCTGAAATTCTAACTTGATTTTTAATTAATTCTGTTCTTAATTTATTTGCTTTTATATTATCATTAAAATATGCAATAGGTAAATCTTGAATATCAAAAATTGTTTTATTAATTGCCATTAATTTAATAAAGAAAATATTTTAATATTAATTATCTAAATTATAAGTTTCATAAATATGTGTTTCATCATATTTCATATTCTTTTTAGTTTCTGGAAATATTTTTTCATTTTCTGGATAACCATATAATGAACTTGTAAATACATCAATTTGTTCATATAATCCATTAGATATATTTTTTGTTAATATTCTTTTTTTTAAAGGATTTGACGGAATATCACCTATATAAATAACCCATTCATATTCATTAAATCTTTTTTGATAAACCATTAAATTACCTTTATTAAAATTAGGTTTTGAAAATGTAAATATATTGTCTTTTTCACTTTTTAATAGTAATGTTCCAACTCTATTATGTACAAAATCACCAAAATATTTTGGTATTAAATCTTGTATTTTCATAGTTGGGTTTGAATCTGAATTTATAGATTTAAGTAAATTAAGAATACTATCATCTGGTATTGATCCACCATTAACTTTAAATTTATGTGTAAAATTATCTGGATGTATTATATCTCTAAAATTATTATAAATTAAACCATCTAATATATTTGGTGGTATATTATTATTATCATATATTTTACCTAATATTTTATATTCTTTATTATCTCCTGATTTAATATCTGGTTCAATATCTGTAAATTTTGTATCTATCATTAATATATATCCAAAATTTGGAACATAATATTCAACGTTATCAACTTTATAAATCCACGATCCAACAGCATTTGGATCTGAAAATATATCTTTTATATATACATTATTTTCTAATGATAAATTTTTAATATATATATTTTTATTTTGTAAAACAGCCATTGAATATACAAATTGAAATAATACTGACTTCCATACATCTACAGTATGGTGACCTGTTGATGTCATTTTCTTTACTGATCCAAAAGATTCATAATTTGCAGATGACCATTTTAGAAAACTTGTTGTTGGTGCTTCAGTTAATAATATTAATGCTTTGCCTGAATTAATTGTTAAATCTTCTTTTTCATTTTCATCATTTTTATTATCTTTATGATTCTTTACTGCATTAATAATTTTATTAACTGTTCTAAATTGTAATGGTAATAATGATTGAAATAATCCATCATTTTTATCCATTTTATGCAAGTTATTAATTTTTTGGTCATTTTTGCTAATATCATTAATATTTATTGTTTGTTTTGATTTTATTAATTCAAGTTGTGACCAATTAATTTTTGATTCAGAATCAATTTTATATAATATTGGACAGATAAAATTGGGTGATACTTTTTTTTTAACAATATCATCTCTTACCCAATCATAATATTTTAGTTCTCTCCATAAATCAAAATTATTATTATTTATATTATCATTTATAGTTTTACATCTTAGATCACCTAGTGACATCATATATATTCTAACATTAACACCCATAGATTGATTACCAATACCAATTAATTTATTTCTTTCATCAAATCGTACAGGATATCCAGCTCTATAAAGTAAAAAATTTCTTGGTAAATCTGTATATGGATTTTTATTAAGTGTATACGGATTTACATCCATTATCTTAATATAAGATAATAATGAATTTTTACCACCTGTAATATTCATTTCTTCACCATCACAAGATTGCAATATTGTATTTCTTAAAAAATCTATTAATTGTTTACGTTCATATAATGTTATTGCAGATAAAGTATTTGGATTTCCTGGTAATATATCTTCATATATTCTATTAATTGATGTATGATTTGCTAATGGATTAGTTAAACTAATATTATATACTTTTTGTAATGGCGGTTGATTTATAACTTTTGAATACGGTAACATATGATTCATCGCATCTCCTGATTGATCATATAATGGAATAAAAGAAGGTGGAAATTGTGGCTTTGTTTGTGGTTTTTGTGTTGTATCATATATTTTTTGTTCTATAAGAACCGGTGGTTCTCTTGTTGGGTTTTCTAATGAACGTTTTTTATATGTATTTTTACTATCATTTGACAAAAATGGTGTATTTTTTTCAGTTTTATAAGGTGTTGTTTCAATTTTATCACCACCTCCATTCATGATATCTAATGTTCTATTTAATTTTAATTCTATATCATTGTCATTGTTATTATTATTAATAATTCTTAAACCATAATAATATTGTTTATCAGTTACAGTATTTTTATGTGATGATTTTAATTTATGTTGTTTAGATTTTTTCATTATATTAGTTTTAGATATTAAATTATATTGATGACCTAATATAGAATAATTATCAGAATCCAAAAAAGTATCAATAGTATGTTTACCAGTTAAATAATTATGATTTGTAATAGTTTCTTCGGTGTGATTTTTAGAAGGTTTATTTTTAAATTCTTTAAAATATTTATTATTTAATAATTGAATTGGTGAAGCAATAACAAGATTTTTATTAAAATTACTCATATCTAAACCTCTAATATTGTGTGGAATAGCATAATCTAAAAATTTTTGTGTATCTTTATCACATTTATTATCATCGGAATTCATTGACATTTTAGTAATGCCTTCTAATAAATCATTTAAAAATACATATATATCATAATAATCATTATTTTTATCTGCAAATTTAATATTTTTATTTTTTAGATTAAAATCACCATAATAATTAGGTATAACAGCATTTTCAAAATTTGTAATTTTAATATCAAATCCATTATTTGGTAAATAAAATTTTTCATCAGAATTTGTAATAAGAGAATCATATTCTGTATATGATTTTGTTGATTTTTTAAGATAAATTATAATATTTTTAAGTAATAAATTATTATGTCTAAATCCTGAATATTCTTTTTGTAATACAGCTAATGTATGTATTACTTGAAATAATAATTCCTTATAAGAACAAATATGTTTTGATAAATAATCTTCTAATGTTATTGTTTTAAAAAAATCTTCTCTTAACTGTAAACAACAACTATCGCTTATTTCATTATTATTTATTGCATTTTTTATTTTTTGATGTAATGGATAATTTTTAATAATATTTTCAATATCCGATAATTTAACATCAACATTTATTATGGGCAATAAAATATGTTTTGTTTTATTATTTAATACTATATAACTTAATAAATATGAAAACAAAGAATCATTATTAACATTAGAATCAAAATTATTTATTTTTTTATCATTATTATAAAAATTAATTTTAACATTTATTGGAAATTGATTAGAATATCTTTTAAATATTATCTGTTTATTGTCGTCGTCATAATTTATCAATTTAAATCGTGCATTTATGATATCATCTTTATTTTTATTATAAAATTCAATATCATTATTATTTGTAGGTATTGATATCTTAATATCATCAATTGATATTCTTCCAAGTTCAATTTTATCAATACTAAAACAATTTTTTGTGTTTACATTATACAAATAATCATATATGATATTAATTTTATCTTCCAAATCATGAAATTTATGTTCCATTATTTATTAATATATATTAGATTTTTTATATTTTATATTTCAAGAACATCTAAATTATAATTATATTCATCATTATTATGATAACTAGTAAATAAATAAATTAATCTGGCAATATATGCTTCAATATGAATTATATGTCGTGTTCCTTGACTTAATCTTTGTTCAAATATAGATGTTATATCAATAATATTATATTTAAGTTTCAAATTTTCTGTTTTATTAATTAATTTTAACATTATTTTTCGAATAATAAGCTGTGTTGGTATATTTGTAATAAATAATATATAAAATTGTTCTCTTATCTTTTTCATTACATTATATAGTTTTTTATTATTCTGAATAGTTGGTTTAATAATAATATTTGCAATCATATCTATAACATATTCCCAATTTTTTTCATATTTAATACCATATTTAAACATTTCTAATAACCATAATGCATGATTTACTTTATTATCAGAATTTTCTATGATCGTTTTTAATGTGATATATGATATATTTATTTTTTCTTTTTGTGATATATGTAAAAGAGTTTCTAAAATTTGTTCTGGTGATGGTAATGGTACACGAATCATTAAACATCTTGATCTTATTGGTTCAATTATTTTAGATAATTGATCTGATATTAAAATAAATTTACATGTATTTGAATATTTTTCCATTGTGCGTCTTAATGATGCTTGTGCATAATATGACAAATTATCTATTTTATTAATAATAACAACCTTAAAAAGTTTACGATGTTTTAAAATATTTAATAATTCAGATTTTGCATAATCTTGAATTATTTCTTGAATTAAATATTTATCAAATCCATTTGAATTAGGTTCAATAATAATATGATGTTTAGATTGTTTAATCATAATTTTAGTTTTAGTATTTGAATATCCATTTACTGTATATTCAACTTCTTTTAATTCAACACTAAATTTACCATATATTTTTTCTAATAATTTATTAACTAAATATTCTTTACCACAACCACTTGGGCCATATACTATTAGATGTTGAAAATTTGAATATCTCCATATACCATATTCCAAATCATTAATTATTTTATTAAATTCAACATTAGGTAATTTAATTATTGAATCAATATTTGAATATATTTGATTGTGAGCATCAAAACTATCTATTATTTTATTTATAATAGCTTGATGGCATGTTATATAATTTGAATCATTGTAATACTTATCTACTAAAAACATTATAAAATATATGCTAAAATCTTTTTAAGTAATAATTTACTAATAATTTACTAATAATTTACTAATAATAAGTATGCATAATCAATAATATAATAAAAATTGAAAATATAAATATATAAGTGCTTTTTATATTCAAGAATTATTGCATGTGTTCTCATCAGACCGTGACAAATAATATTAATACCTTATTACCTAGTTGTGCAAAGCATGACGGTAATACCCTATTACCTAGTTGTGCAAAGCATGACGGTAATACCCTATTACCTAGTTGTGCAAAGCATGACGGTAATACCCTATTACCTAGTTGTGCAAAGCATGACGGTAATACCAAAAAACAACAAGAAAAAGATGAACCTACTCGTACACACTCGTTAAGACCCAATTCTGGATATGGAAAAGGGAAAGGAAGATGTGACGAAAGCAATAAAGGCAAAGGAAGAGGAAAAGGAAAAGGAAAAAGCGACGAAATCAATAAAGGAAAAGGAAGAGGAAAAGGGAAAGGTGAAACGATAGGTTGGACATTTCATATGAGACAACATCAAGACCGCCAAGAATACCACCAACCAGTCCAGCAAGACCGCCAAGAATACTGCCGACCAGTCCAGCAATATCGCCAAGAATACCGCAGACCAGACCAGCAAGACCGCCAAGAATACTGCCGACCAGACCAGCAAGACTACAAAAAATATCGCCGACCAGACCAGCAAGACCATCGACCTGTTCAAGAATACCACCGACCAGAACAGCAAGACCGTCGACCAGTCCAACAATATCGTCAACCAGTCCAACAAGATCGTCAACAAGTCGAAGAATCATCAGATATTTATAACACTGAAAGTCAACAAGGATATGATAATAAGTGGTATGTTCATACTGATTCAGGAATACAAAGTGATTATAAAGTCTTATCTAAGAATACCAAGGTGTCCAAAACATTATATGCAACGAAAGATTCTATACTTAGACTTTTCCAAGACTCTTTTGATAAATTGTGTGTTTCAATACCTTCTTATTTAGAAGACAGTTTTGATAAATTGTATGTTGCTGTACCTTCTTATCTAATAAAATATAGTAAAACAGATGAAATAGAAGATTATCAACTAGCAGTATCAGGATCAATTGGCATCGATGGTGACTGGGAAACATCATCATGGTATGAATGTGCTGAAGAAATAGGTGTAGATGTTTCAAATTCGCATGTTCTTTCAAAAGGCAAGTTGCAGATTATTATTAAAGAAGATGGTAACAATGGAAAAGTGACTGATGTGTATGGAATTGTTTACTATGTTGATAAATTTACACCCCCGCCTTGTCATGACTATGTAAAGATACGAGATGATAAAACGAAAAAAGTAATTTGCTGGGCATTGTTTGACTCTCTTGCTGATATTATGAAAAGACGACGGATATCTTCACATGATAAAGCTGGAAAAAAAGTCGTGATAATGACAGTTGGGGAGTTAAAAAGACTTATTGCTCGTCGTGTATACTAATTTATTTATATTTGCTTGTTTTACAAACCATGTAAAAAATTGAATATATAAATAATTAATTTATTTATTTTAATTATGTATATAGGTATGTTGCAGTTGTTTAGAGATAATGATATAGATTATTGGATTAAAAGTAAAATTATTGATTGTGGAAAATCAGAAAACTTTAATAATATCAATCTCGATATAGATATACTAGACACTAATCAGGAACAGAGCCAAGATAATAATAATGATAATAATGATAATGATATTGATATTGATATATATAATCAATTATGTTATGATGAATATTCTGAAAAATTGAATAATAATTATAAACAACCTAAAAATAATTATAATAATGAATCAACATATTATAGTAGAAATTCAAAATCTACTCAAAGAAATACAAGAACAGAATCAATATATTTATCCAATAATAAATATAAATTACAATATAATAGAAATAAAGTTAAAGACAATAGAATCTATGATTTACAAAAAACCAGTCAGTATAACAGCATATACAAATTTACTAGTTCCAATAGTAACCAAAGACAAATGCATAATGTGCAATCGAAATGCAAGTTATATTATAATAAATAATGCAAATGAAAAAATGTGTTGGATTCATTCTCAAATTTTGATTTAATTCATATAAAAATTAGAAATTAATGTATATTCTTAAATTTTGATTTAATTCATATAAAATTAATTTATATAAAAATTGAAATTAATGTATATTCTCATTAATAATTTAATTTATTTAATGAGAAAACTTAAAGGGTTAAAAGATTTACAAACTGATTTTGTTGATATTATAAATCACCTTGATGATAAAATACAATCAGATTTAGTAAATATTAAAAAAGAATATCAAAATAATATAACAGAAGAAAAAATAAAATTATTAATTGCTGTATGTAATGGTGAAGGATTAGATTTTAATAAAATAAAAGGAAAATATCTTAAAACCAAAGAATTATTACAAACTAATTTTGATACACCTGTTGAAGAAAATAGCATTATTGAAGAAGATTTACTAGATAAATTAGTATTTGAGGGCAAAGAATATTATTATGAACAAAAAGAAAAAGGTATTGTTTATGATATTGATTCTAAACCAGTTGGAATTTATAATGAAGGAAAAATTATGTTTGTTTAAATTAAATATTTATAAGTTGTATTAATCTTAATGTTACTTTTTTTGTCCAACCATAATTATTTATAAACTTATTTATTTTGTTATCATCATATGTGTTTCCTTTAAAATTAGAAATAAAATCTTCTAAATTAGAACATCCACCTAATAATAAATTTCCTACAGTATTATATTTACATAAATATATTTGTGGAAAAGTATCAATTTTATCAGTTTTATATTTATTTTTTTCTGTAGAACTAATATTAATTATTTCACATTTAATATTATTTATTTCTAATAATTTTTTAGCTTTACTTGAATAACCACAACCTTCTAATAAAATAGCTTTAATATAATAATTCATTATACAATATTATATAATTTTTATTTTATATTAAAGATTATTTTATAATATATAAATAAAGTAAAAAATGGGTGGAGGTTTAATCCAACTTATAACTACAGGAATTCAAGATTCACCAATTATTCAAAATCCTGAAATTACCTTTTTTAAAACAGTATATCGACAACATACCATGTTTTCATTATGTCAAAATAATAGACATGTTGGCAATTTAAATTTTGGTAAGAACAGTCATAAAATATTAGAAAAAAACGGCGATTTATTATACAATCAATGTTTAAAATTAGAAATTCCATATTTTGAAATTATTAAAACATATAATAATAAAAAAGTAATACAATCTAACTATAATATTAATGAATTAACTATTACATATATGAATAAAAATTGTATTGTATTAAATATAAATAATATTGACCCTACTGGTACTACAGGTCCTACAGGTCCTACTGGTCCTACAGGTCCTATAGGTCCTACTGATACTACAGGTCCTACTGGTTCTATAAATAATTGGTACATTATACCAGAAAAATTATTTATGCTTGGTAATTTCAAATCAATATTAACAAAGATTGAAGCAACATTAGTTGAACCGGTACTTTTACCAGATTATATTAATTTATCAAATTTAGATAATAATGTATATTACTATAATATTAAAGAAAGTGATATGTCTTCAGTAATTACATTATTAAGAGTTGAATCAAATTATTGGGAACAATTTTGGCTTGATTTTTTATCAAATACTACGGAAGATATATTAATAGATTCATTACAAACACTCAAACAATGTTATAATAATTTATATGAACAACTAAGATTTAAAATATTTTATCTTTATTCTTCAAGAAATTCTTATTATAAAAATGCATTATATCTACAATTTGCTACAAATAGTAATCAAGTTAATGAAGGTGGTAATATAATAGAAAAGACTGAAATAGAAAGATATATAGAATATATAAATGATTTTTCTACTGCTATTTTAAATCTAGATGTGTATGAAACTGATATAATTTATAATTATTGTATAAATAATTTTAAAAATTTTGATAATTATAAAGTTGATTGTTTAAAATATACACCACTAGTAATTTTATTGATATATAAAATGTTATATTCCGATAATAAATCAATTTACACATTTTGGAAACAATATGAAGTTTTAGATAATAACGATATAAATAATATTAATATTATTGATAAAGTTAATTATAAAATTGAATGGCAAAATAATATTAATACATTAATTAATGATACTTTGAATACACAAAATATTAACAGTATAATATTAGATGAATTATTTAATACATTCTTTAGTATAGAAAATTATATTGTTAATCTAATTAATAATTTTAATTTATCAAACTCAAAAAATATTTATATTAAATTAAAAACATTTATGAGTAGATTTTATTCAGTTCCAAATAATCAATTAAATTTTAATGATTATTATAAACCATATTATTATATACCAATTATTAGTTCAACTGGTTCAACTGGTCCAACTGGCTCAACTGGTCCAACTGGCTCAACTGGTCCAACTGGCTCAACTGGTCCAACTGGCTCAACTGGTCCAACTGGTCCAACTGGTGATACTGGTTCAACTGGTCCAACTGGTGATACTGGTTCAACTGGCAATACAGGTCCAACAGGTTCAACTGGTACCACAACAACAACAACAACAAAAACAACATATTATTATAATTCTGATTCCTATAAACAACAATTAATAAATGAAACTAATAAATATTCACAATTAAAAAAAGTAAATACAGATTTAGTAGATGAAATGAATAATTTAACACCTGTAAATTTAGAAAATATTTTTGCAATTATAGCTGAAGATATATTAAATATAATAATAAACAATAATAATATTAATAATTCTATAAAATCTTTTATAATATTTTGGAGAAATTTAGTAGTTGATAGATTGTATAAAAAATTTATTGATATTTATCAACAAATACAGACAAATCCTGATTTTACTAATTCAAATACAAGAAAATTATCATATTATTTTACATTTAATCCAGGAAATATAATTACAAGTAATGAAATTAGAAATTCTTGGATTGAAATGTTTTATAAAAATAGCTGGATTGGAAACATGTCAATTGGAAATAATTCATTTATAAAATTTAAAGAAAATTTATATAATATAACAAAAGAAAATATTACATCAGTAGATACACAAATAAATGAAAATAAAGATTTTAATAAATTACAAATAACTAATAAATATAATTATAAAATTACTGAAAATTCTTTAAATTATAGTACAACAACAACTACAACTACAACTACATATATAAATAGAATAAAAATAGATTCTACATTAAATAAATTAATAATTAAATACGATAACTATTATGATACTAAATCAATAATTACAATAATAAAAACATCTCAAACAAACAATCAAACAACACCTATTTTATTTAATTCCATTGATTATGAAATTATATTGAATGAATTAAATGTTAATAGTATTTATTTAGTATTTACACTTGATGAAAAATATAGTTTTAATGTTAATGATATTATTACATTAAATGTAGTATATACAAATTATATACCATTATTAAGTTTTAATGAATCTAATATATCAGACTATACATCTAATAAATACATGCTATTATCAAAAAATTCAAATAATCAATTAAATTTATTTAATATAGTAAAGGCAAATACATTATATAACACAACAACTAATGATGGTATATTAATTGATAATCTTATTGATTCAACAAAATTAATTTTATTAACAATAAATTATTTGAATAATAGTTTAATTGTAAACCCTAAAAATTTTACTATAACACCGACACTTACAAATAATACAAAATTTATCCCAATTGGAAAATATCAATATGCAATATCATATTATTCATTAACTAGTGAATCCGATATAAGTCCTATTAAAAATATTACTATTACTAAATTATCAACAGGAAATCAAATTATTATTATAACTTTACCAATATCAGATAATAAAAATATTATAGGTCGTAAAATTTATAGAACAAAGGTAAATTCAAATGAATTATTATTATTGTTAAATATAGAAGATAATATAAATACAACATTTATTGATAATATTCAAGATGATGAATTAGGTATTGAATATATTAACGGGCTTAATATTAAATTAAATAAATTACCAAATATAAATACAAATGTTACTAAAACATTAGTAACAATAACAAAAGTTGATACTTTACCATTATATTATATAAAAGATACAAATGGAAACCCGATTACATTACCAAATATGTATGATAATATTAATGAAATATATTTAGAAATATTTGATTATCCATATGAAATAATTAATTCAAATAATTTTAATATAGATAATACAAATGATAGATGTATCATTAATTTAAATTTAGATTATAATTATAATTCTAATTATCTTTATTATTTAATTAACGCAAATAATGCAAATAATTTTAATGATAATATAAAATTAGTTCCATCATGTGAACAATTATCAGTATTTAAATTATGTGATCTAAGTTTATCAATTCAGGATGGTTTTACACCAAATGGTAAATTATCATCAGGAAATTATAAATATAAAATATCATTATATAATACAAAAACATCAATAGAAACCATAGCTATTGATAGTAATATTACAACTACTGTTGATAACTCTTTTATATATTTAATTAATTTTTATGAAATACAAAATAAAAAGTATAACAGTTTCCGTATTTATCGTACACTTGTAAATGATAATAAATATTATTTATTAGATACAATTACAAGTATATATTATTATTATTATTGTGATATTATATCTGATAATGATTTAATAAATCGTCCTGAATATATAAAACCATTTTTTTATATTACAAATACAAATAATGATGATAATACAAAGCCACCACGAGAACAACCATTTTTTAATGTTGTGAATACTTTATTATCTAGTTATGCAAATTATGCTATTTTGAAAATTAAAATAGCAGGTATAGTACCAAATTTATATAATTATATATCACATACTACAGATTATGAATATATAAATAATAAACAATTATCAGATTTAAATGATTATATATTTAATAAACCATTTATAATGTTAGTAAATAATACAGAATCATTATATTTTTATAATATTAATTTTAAAGTAAATAATACATCTATAATAACAATAAATGATATGGTAATAAATTATATGATACCTTTAAGTACTCAGCAATTTTTTATTAGAAATTCATCATCATTTTATTCATTAAATACACAAACAAATACAACAACACTTGTTAATGATTATAGTATAATACAATCAACATTTAATCCATCTTTTGATGAATTTAATACTCCAGTAAATATATTAAAAACCAATTTTTATCCTACATTTATTGATAATTTAATACAAGTATATGATAAAGTGTCGTCAAATAATGATTACATGCAAATTATTCAATTAATTGATTCAATAAATAATAAATATGTAAACACATTAGTTAGTTTTTTAAATAGCGAATCACCAATATATGGATTTTTATCAAAAAGTATTTTTAAAAATATACCAATAATAAATAAACATTCAAACTTATTTAATTATAAAAATTATACCACTGGACAATCTAATATAAATCAAACATATTCAAACACAACAAATTTAATTCCATATATACAAAGTGATTTTATGAGTTATCAATATAATAATTTAAGATTAATTGATAATGATGTAATATATGAAAAAAAAGCTTTATCAACATTAACATTTATTAAAAAAGATAATATTACGGTATTATCACCTATATATAAATCTTATTTATCAAAATATAGATTATCAGATAATTTGATATTATACTTAAAAAATGTATCTGAATTATTTACAAACCATTTACAATATGTTAATGATAATATTGATTATCTAAATATATCTAATCCAAATAATATTAAAAATGAATATATGGCAATCAGCGAAATTAATCAAAATATATCTAATAACTTTTATGATTATTCAAATTCAACTATTATAACAACATTGCACCCAATTATTGATACTAATATACATAATATTAATATTATAGATCAAAAAAATAATATAAAACAAATTAATAATTTTTCAATTACAAATAATGAAATATCAACATTGGAATATACTGATAATAAAAATAAAGATAACTTTATTAATTCTGAATTATTAATAACAAACACAATATCAGAAAAACCTGATAAATTTAATTATTGTGGAATTATAAATTATAATTTAGATTTTAATAATATTCAAGATACATCAATTAATGTTAATGTTATATTTAACGATGATATATATACATCAAACAATTTTTTTACAACAGATCAACCTAGTATACGTAGATTTAAATTCGATGATGGTAAAATATATACTGCTGAATTAGATACTGAAATAAATAGATATAAATTTAAAAATATAATATCGGATTGTTTAATTATTAATCCTGTTGAATTAATTAATGAAAAAATTGGTAATGCACCTAAAACTATAGAATTTACTAAATTGATTTCAACTATTCATATATATGGCATTAAATTACAAATAGTATCACCAGGTGTTTCAATATCATTTCCAGAACTATTAACAACAGTATTTTATATAGATGGTAAATTAATTAATGGTATAATTAAAAAAATAGATTCAACTAATTTTTATTTATATATTTGTTGTAATAACACAATTGATTTAACTTTTAAACAATTAATATATTTAAATGATTATACTGATATAAATACATTATCAATATTAAATATACAAGATTTACAAATATCTGAATATAAAAAAGCAAACTGGTATGCACCAAAATCAAATGAATATAGTAATTATACAGATATAACTATTGAACAAGATGATATATTAAAAAAAGATATAACAACATATTATAGTTCATCAGATATTTTTATGTTAGATGATCCGACTGGTCCGACTGGTGCTACTGGTCCGACTGGTGCTACTGGTCCGACTGGTCCGACTGGTCCAACTGGTGAAACTGGTCCGACTGGTCCGACTGGTGCTACTAATCCAACTGGTGAAACTGGTGCTACTGGTCCAACTGGTCCTAATTTTAATAATAGCTTTTTATCAGGATATTATATATATATTCCAGAAACACAAGATATTATATCAGATAATATTATTACATCTAATAAACTAATTTTTAATTCACCAATAATAACATTAACATTAACTATTTATAAAAAATCAACATCATCATCAGAATTAGATTCAGTAAACTCTTATATTACACATATTTTACAACCGAGTATGACATTAAAAAGTATATCATATAATAAAGATCCAATTTATTCAAGTTATGCGTATTCTAATTTTATTGATTTTAATTATACAAAATTATTATTAGATACTCCTGAATTAAATTATGTTTTATTTGTTGATTTAGAATTAAATAGACATTATATGATGCAAAAACAAAACATATTAAAATATAATATACCAATTGGTAATTATCATACATGGATTTTACCACAATCATCATTAAATTTAATAGAATATACATGTAATAATGATTTTTCTATTGATAATATGGGTAATATAAAAAATTTACAGAATATGAAATTACCAGAATATTGTTATTATATGGTTAGAATAACAAAAAATAATATTATTCATGAATGTATATATTATTATGAAACTGGTGATTATATTTTTACAAATACAAACAAAAAAATTAGTTATACAATTAATAATAATATCATAATTCCAACCGAAACAGTAAATGTTATATCTTATTATGAAAACATGGTAGGTACGGATAATTTAACTGGAAATATTAATATATATTTAATTGATAATGCCCATTTTAATACAAATAATAAACAATTAATTAAATCAAATAAAACGTCAAATAGTGGAAATGAAAATTATGTATCTAAAAATATAATAAATTCAAACTTAAACTCAGCTTTTGATTTTGATACAATTGAAAATATTAGTTTTAAATCAAATTATTCACACCAAATTTATGATATTAATAGTTTTAATAATAATACAATAGATGTAAATGGTGAAATAGAAACAACAACAGATTTAATATTAGGATCATATACAAATACTAATGTAAAATTATATATGAGACTAATAATAAGTAAATATGCTAATATACCATCACAAGTATTAAATATTAACTATAAATCATATATTGTAATAAATACAAATATTTCTAACACTTTAATTGATACAATAATAGATTCAACAGAAACTATTACATTTAAATCATTGTCACCATATATTAGTATTAATAATGCAAATCAAATATATTTAACAACATTTTATCCAATTAATACTAACTTTCAATATGAATTATGTAAAATACAAGCGACCTATGAAAATCAAAATTATCAAATTTATTTATGGTTATTATTTACAAATGATTTAACAATATATGATAATTATACAAATTTATTTAATACTATAACTATTCAAATTCAACAACCAATATATTGTAATATAGATGGTGAAATTAATCCAATAATGTTATATTCAGAAAATAATAAATATAATTTACTAAATGAAAATATTGTAGGTATAGATCAACCTATTAATAATAATGAACAAACAATTAAATTAAAATTACCAATGCTAATTTCAAAAATTTGTTATAAATATTATTGCAATACAAGAAATATTAATGTTGAAGATTATACACATGAAATTAAACAATTAAATTATAATAGTTTATTAAATATTAAACCATTATCACAAGTATATACAATTAGTACACCAAATATTAATAAAACATCAGACCTATCTATATTACATGATAAAGCATCATTTTTTATATTAACATTACTTGATCCAATTACCCAAAAAAAAATACATAATATTATTCAACATAGAACTGGTAATAATATATCATCATTAAATTCATTTAATACAATTTCAGCTATGAATAATTCTTCATTATGTTCATATACATCATTACAAAATCCATTTTTTGTAAAAAATAAAATTTGTTTAATCAAAATAAATCCTTTATTATATAAAATTACAGACTATAATAAATTATATTTACAACAAGATGAAATTATTTGTATTAATTTAAATTATTTTTATGTTAAGGGATTAAATCATTTTGATGATACTTATGAATTAGAACTAATTAGAAATGAAACGGAGTGTGAATTAAATATTACAAATTTTGGTTCTAATTTAACTTTTGAAAATAATGGTTATTATACTTTTGGTGTTTATTCAACTAAAAATAACAAAGAATTACCTAATTTTTATAAACAAAATATGATGAAATTTACAACATCAAAAAGTTTAAATATTGGTGATATATATCATAAAAATAATGAATTATTAATATCAACACAAACAACAACATTTAGCGAAACAACATATTTATATGGTAAATTTACAGAAAAATCATTAAAACTTAAATTATTACATTATAATAAACGGTTTTATTTATTTGATAATTTTGTTAAACTTAAAATACGAGATAAAATATTATTAATACGAGATCCTAATCCTATTATATTAACTATTAATAATATACGAGATAATGAAATTATATTTAATTTAAATATTTTAGATACTTTAACTTTAGACAATAATACATTTTATAATTTTATTTTACCATATCAACCATTTGATGCTAAATATATCAATATTAATGAAATAACTAATTTAAATAAAAATAATATAACTATATTGATAGAATCTGAAAATAATAATTCGTATAATATATTAAATGTTAATAATAACAATTTATCTGGATATAGGTGGGTATTATTTTGGGATACTAATTATACAGCAAATTTTAATAATTACATGACTATACCAACAAATTTTACAACAAGTTTAACCAATAATCATCCTATTAAAATTAATGTAATTTACGAACCAACAAAAAATAGTTTTAAACTTATTGATCCAACCAGTTTTATAACAACATTTACATGGTTTTATAATCAATCTGTAAAAATATTTGGTACCTATAATTGTATACAAAAAATAGAATATGATGATGGAAATTATTATTTATATTTAACTGAATCAACAAATACTGATTTATTTAGTTTAACTAATATAAACTCTACATTTATGATAATATCATCGTCTGAATCATCAGAAACATCATTGTTTTATTTAAATAAATTTAGATATAACTATGGTATTGAATTACCAAATTATGATCAACTACAAACACAAACATATATTGAAGTTGTTAGATGTGCTCTTAAGAATGATCAATTAATTTTTATAGAAAAAACCATAAATGCAAAACCAATAATATTTAAATACGGTATAAATATAAAACTGAATGAACTAGAAAATCAAATAGATTCAACAACATATACAAATATTTACTTTTATAATTATAGAATGATAAATTCAGATGGTACTATAAGTAATTTTGATACTTTAATTGGTACATATTTTTTACTATGTGAAAAAAGTATTTTTGATATTCAAAGAATACATTTGTTTAAAATTAAAGATGGAAATAAAATTAAGATATATACAAAACCGTTATTTTTATCATCATATTTATATACACTTAATAAATTAATTTCAATTAAAATTAATGAAAATGGAAATTTTGTATATGGTGATAATCAAATTGTACAAGTTAATAAAATACCAAATAATAATACACAACCGATTGAAATAATTAAACAATATTTTATTACATTTAGTGATGAATTACGTAAAACAGATAACAGATATTATCAAGATATAATATTTAAAAATAATATTACTGTTGATACTAGTATATATAATCAAGTATACACTGATACAAATTTATTGAATGCATATATAATTACAAAAAATAATAATAAATATACATTAGAATCAGATACATATATAAATAATATTAATATAATATATACTAAAAATATTAATTATTTAGTACAATCATTACAACAAACAAAAGAAATCAAAAGTGATAAAAAATTAAATGATAATTTGTTAGATTTATATATTAATACAAAAGTTTTAAATACAGAGGAAATTGTACAAAATATATTAATATCAAAAATAAATCCTGATAAACCAGAATATAAATTTAAACTAATTGATAATTCAAGTTTAATTTTAAATACAACAGAAAATTATAAAATAAAAGATTTATATTTACCAGTTTCTGATTTTGATAATAGTAATAATATATTATCTACTAAAAATTTTATTGATGATGATAATATTGAAATTAATAATGATTATTATATGGTGCAATTTTTAACAAGTTATACAATTGATGATGTATCTAATTTTTTAAATAATTCTATATTATTTACAGATGTTAAACAATTAAGACAACAATTATTTTTAAATAGTTATATAGATACAAATATTATTTACAATTATTTAAAACCCTGGAAAACATGGTCTATATTAAGTTCTGCTAAAACAACAATTTCATTACAACAATTAATTAAACAAAAAATAATTAAATATGATAATTCTAATCAATACCCTATAACATATATTACGGATACAACAATTAGTAGCTATCTTACAAATAATGAAATTAATATATTACAACAATTTATAATTGCAATCAATACAAATACAATTTATTTAGATAATTATAAAAATATAAAAATAATAGAACCATTAATAATATCACAGATAAATAATTGGATATCACAACCTGATTTTTTTTTAAATGTAACTGAAAATATAAATTTATTATTACAAAATCATAAAGATATAAAAAATTTTAATGTATTTTTTGATGGAAATAATATTATATTTAATAATGATATATCACCACCATTAATTAACATTGACGGTGAACAAGAAATAGTATATTATTTAAGTAATGAATACACATGTAATATTGACAATACACAAGTATATCGTACAACTAACAATTATGATCAAATATTTAAACATATTGCATATTGGATTAATTCAAATCAAACAATAAATCAAATACAAACATTAACTATACCAAATCTAGGAATAAGAATATGTAAGTTATTAAGATATTTAAGAATATTAGGAGATAATTTAACTGAATTATTTAATAATTTTACAAAACCATTAATAGAAAATCCAGAATATTTTTATAATAGTCCAATTAAATTTTTATTAGAAAAAATATGGGAAAAATATCAAGATAACGAATTTTTTATTAATTTAGATAAAGAATTTACAGATAATATTACAGTAGTATCTAATAGTATGTTACAAGATACTAATCAAACTAATAATATATATTCGTATATAGAAATTGATTCAAAGATTAATATTACATATTATGGTTTAGCAAATTATGCAAATGCAAAATATTGGAAATTATCACCATATAATGATGTTACTATTCATTTTGCTACAGAATTACAACCAACCGGTGAATCTATAATTAATATTAAAAATACATTAAATGTAAATCCTATTTATAAATATAAATTAAATGTTAACAGCGATGAAATACTTAAAAATAGTACATATACATTAGATTTTTTATCAGGGAATATATCAGGAAATATATCAGGAAATCTTGATATTTCAAATGTTGAAATATTTCATGATCAAATAAATTTTACATCTAATTATAATATAAAACCGATAGATTTTTTTGTATTAGTTCAAAAGACAAAATATAATATTGTATCTACGAAATTTTTAGGTTATATATATAATGCAACGTTTTATAATATAACAAATGATAATTTTAAATATATAGAAAATATTTATTATAAAGGATTAAAAATAACAATTGATAAAATAACTATTACAAATGAAATTGTGAATGAAAATTTGATAAAAAAATATAATTTTGCATTATTATTACCTGTATCAACAATTAATACAAGCGATATATTTGAAATAATAAATGAAAATATTTTATTAACATTAACAGTAACAGTAAATATAATTAATGATCCACATGGAAAATATAAATGTGTTTTAAGTTTTCTTAATAAATTATATACACCAGAGAATATATATACATATATTGAAATCAATAAAGTTAAACATTTGTTATTTTATGAAAATTCTATTTATTTTATTAAAACATCAACTAATATATTTTCAGATATTGTATCAAAATTAGATCATATTTTTAATATACATATGCCAGTAAATATAATAACTCAAATAAAACCATTAGAACAATCAAATTCAAGTACTATACAATTAATAGAATATGAATTAGATCCACCATTTAATAATATATCATATATACAAGATGATAATAATTTTATTAATGCGACTGATTTTAATTTATTAACAAATAATTCAGAAAGTGTAATAACACCATTATTTGTTTATTCACATGGTAATAATAAATTAGTATTTTATTTTAATCAAAATATGCCTGAAAATATAATATATACTACAATAATTCATAATAAAAGAATAAATCAAAAAATTTATAATGAAATAATTTCATTAATACCAAGTAATGAATATTTATATTATATTAAAAAAACTAATTCATTATGTTCAAATATTATTGGATATATATATACAAATGATAATAATAAATACACTCCTCTAGAAGTAAATTATATTAATCAATTAGATGGAAAAACATATTTTACAACTGCAACTAATTATAATTTAGATGAATTAATAAATTATGGTTTTATACAGAAAAATATATGGACATTAGATAATACTAAATATACATTAAATACAAATACAAATATATTAACAATAATAATTCCATCTGATTTTATTTTTATAATTGATGATAATATATATTATACGATAAATACAACCTATATTGAGACAATAAAATTTTCAATAATAAATAATAATCTAACTATTATTATACCAAATAATTTGATAGATACTTTAACAAATAATATTGATTTATGTCAATGTTTTGTTGATAAGATAGGATTTATATTTAAACCGAAATTAAACAGAAAATATACAGCTAATATTGGTTTCAAAAATCAATATAGTCCATTATCAAATTTTTATTATATGCCTTATTCTGGTACTAGACAGAAATTTGATGAAATATTATATAAAATTGAAATATCTAATGAAACTAATACATTAAATGGTTTTGGACAAAATATACAAAATGAAACTATAACTTTAATATCTAATAATATGAGAATAGTTGCAAAAATAGTGGATACATATTATAGTACTAACAAAAAATATTATATTATATCACTACCAAAAGATTTTATAATTAATACAAGTCAATATTTTTATTATACAATAAATACATATGATATTAAACCATTATTAAGCATAACATATTATCAAGAGATGTTACAGTATGCACAATTTTATAAACAAACTGCAACAGATTCAATAGACTTATTTATGAATGATGAAGTAAACGAGTATATAATTTCCAATACAACACATTTAGATTTAGCATCAAAATTTTATTTAATAGATTATAATAAAACAACATTAAATAACTTATTTTATACTGATACATTTATTCAAAATAAAAATATGCAAAAAACAAGTTCTATTTCGTATATAAATTCACAAGAAATAATTAAACCGATATGGAAAGATTACACCAAATTTTTTTCTAAAATATCTATGTATTTTAATGATCAATTAATTGAAGAATTAAATGAAAATATATTTAATATTGATTATCATTTATATTCAACAGAAGAAAGAAAAAATCAAATTAATAAAATGTGTAAAATATATTTTGTAAATAATAAATGGGAAATATATATACCATTAATATTTTGGTATAATTGCAAAGGTGGTTTATCTATTCCAACTATTGCTATGCCGTATACTGAAATAAGATTAGAGTATACATTAAATGATATTACATATGTATTAGATAATGATTTATCTGGTGTTAATTATCAATTTACAAAAATACCACAAGCTAGTATAATATTAATAACAGATTATATTTTATTGGATACACGAGAAAGAGAATTATTTGGAACATATAGTCATGAGTATATTATTGATCGTTATAAAAATTATTCTGACACAATTATTACAGATGAACAAACAGTATTAAAAAAAAATTTTAGCGGTCTTATTAAAGATATACATATGATAACAAAGCCAACTAATAATTTAAATATAACTTATTATCCAATTAAAAGAACAAAATATGATACTAAATTTCAACAATATACAATAGCTTATCAATATTATTTAGATTTAATTGTATCAAAAATATATACATCAAATGAACAAAAGAAATATGCAATAGATATTGAAATAATACGCAATATTTCATTAGAAATATCAAATTATATAACATCAAGTAATAAACTTGACAATTTTAATCAAATAAATAGAATTATAAATACATATAGTAACTGGAATATATGGGATTCAAATTATGATTTACTTAAATATTTGATGTATTTTGAAAATAAGTATTTGAGTAAATTAACTGATAGTAAAAAAGAATATACACTAAATATATATTTAAAATACCAATTTTCAAATTTAGTTATTATTGATCAAGAATCATTAATTAATTCATTATTAATTAAAGCAAATGGAGCAAATCTTCTTGCAGAACAAGATTATACATATTTTACTAATGTTATACCATATCAAAAATTTAAAAATTCATTACCTATAGGTTACTATACATATACGTTTTCATTATATCCATTAGATAGTCAACATTCAGGGCATTTAAATTTTACAAATTTTGATGATACACAAATAATAGTGACATCAAATGCTATAATAAAATCATCACCGTATATATTATCAACTGTTGTTAGAGAATATAATATATTAAGAATTATGAGTGGGCTATCAAGTTTAGCTTGGATATAATTTTTTAACAAGCTATAAATATTTAATTAATAAAATATATAAATATTTAATTAATAAAACATATATTTTTTAACATGTATATATATATAATTGTTGAAACATATTTAATTTATAAAAAATAACAAAAATAATAATACATATTAGTGGGGTGTCTGGTTCTGGTAAAACAATTATTGGTAATAAATTAAAAGAACAATTTAAGAATAAAATTGTTATAAAAGAGTTTATTATAAACACGTCTATTATATAACATATAATAGCAAAAATGACAGATGGAGCCATGTTTTATCCTTATTTAAAATTTTACAAGAAAAAGAAGTTTATTATCCAAAAATAAATAACGCTGATATTTATTTAGATTTTATTGAAAAAAACTATGAAAATGATGAATTGTATAATAAATATCAAGATTATACAAAATTATATGATAAAAAAGAGTTTGATTGGTTATATTATTATGTGTTTGTAATATTATTTATTGATTTTGACTTAAATATTGACAGAGTTGTTTGAAAAAATAATTGCTGTTATGATAGTTTTAATGTAGATATAAAAATAAAATCCATTAATTAAAAAAAGTGCGGTTAGTACAATCCGATCCAACAAAATGCCAATGATTTGTTGCTTTATTTTGTGCGTTTAATGCTGTTTCTTTTACTAAATTTATTTCAGTTTGTTGTTTTTGAAGTTGTTGTTGTAAAGTAGATATTAATGCTTTTAATTTATTTATTTCATTAATTAAATTATTATTTTCCATAGTTAAATTATTATTTTCCATTGTTATAAACAATAATATAAAATAGTCTTTATTTTAGTTTATTTTAGTTTATTTTTATATCTCAACATAAGAATTCACATCAAGTTCTAATTGAAATTCGTGTGGATAAATTCTTTCTATTGTAGATTTATCTTCTTCACAATATAAGATAAATCTCCAATTATGAATTAATCCATTTGTTGTTAATGTAGGTTCAAACCATATAGCAGTTATTTTATATATTTTATTTTTTACAATACACATATCATTTTTTCTTAATTCAGATGCTTTAATTGTTTCTTTTTTCAAAACAACATTTTGATTTACTTTTTCCGTATATGGTTTATGTGTTAAAATTAAACTACCATTATCACAAGTATCGTCAGGTGTAATGATAACATAATCGTCGTCTTCTTCAAATACTTCATCTTTATATTCATTTATAGTTAAAGCATCATAATATGGTGCACTAATAGGAAATCTTATTTTCATTTGAAATGGTTTTGTTTTTTGATGAACGTACTTGAATATATAAAATGTTTTGGTTTCTATTTTTAACATTTTTTTTGCTTCTGCTAATGTTGTAAAACCTCCAACCCAACCATAATGATTTGATTCACTTAATACGATATATTTTATTGACATATTTTATTATTATTATTGTTATTTATTTATATTGTTATTTATTTCAATTTTTTTTATATAATTATATACTTTTATAATATATGATTATAAGCAATTTTATCAATGAAATAGGAAACACGATTAAAATTAAAATACAAAAAAATACTGATTTTGGAATTAATTACAAAACAAAAGAAAAAATAAAATTTAATGGAGTAAAAATAACTATGATTGGACCAACAAGTGAAATGGGTAACGAAATTACATTAGAAGAAGCAATTCAACTACATAAATGTTTAGGTGAATATCTTAAAAATTTAAAAAAAAATTGATTTTAATTTATTATAAAAGTATATAAATAAATATAAATAAATAAATAACTTAATAAAAACACAATATGAGTGATTATACATTAACTGATGCAATTAATAATAAAGCATTTATTCCTGACATATTTGGAATATATTTAAATGCAGATGGAACTATTTATAAAATATTATCCATTATTGAAGGTTGTAAATTAAAAAAAAATTCATTAGGTACATTCTTATTTACAATAAAAAAAAATTATTTTTCAATTATTGTAATAGAAGACGAGTTTTATTCAAATCATATTAATATTTTGAAAAGATTTGATTATATTGATAAATCAATGACAGATATTCAATTAAAAAATATAATTACAAATAATATAGACAGTTATATATTTTCAATGGAATTTAATTTTGATACAGGATTTAATTCAGTATTATTACATAATCCAAATTAAATTTAAAGATATATTTTTATAATTATATTATATAATGATTAACGAATTACAATATCAAATTAAAAACGATTTATATGAAATATATCCAGAAACATATGAACCTGTTTATAAAATAAAAGAAAAACTAAATGTATTATGTGGAGGTGATTATAACACAAACGTTTTTTCTTTTGAAAAAATAGGAAATGAAAACCAAATTATAACACGTATGAATAATTCCTTTATAGGATTTTGCAAAGATATTTTGTTGAATCCATCTTTTGATTATTTTAAATATTTAAAAAAATATGTTATTGAAGAAACAACTTTTGAAAATATATGGAAAACAATAAATTGTTATAATATTTGTAAAGATATAAAACAAAATCCATTCAATTGTATAAATCACAAAAATTTTATTGAATTCAAAAATTTGAAATGTATTAATAGTTATTATACAAAAAATGATTATTGTTATCACTATCCAATACCTTCTTTTATAAACAAAAATGATTTTATACAGGGAATAAAAATGGGAAATAGTAATTGTTTTAATTTTATTATTGAATTCAGAGAAGTTTTTTGTGTAATTCAATGTATGGGAAGTTAAAATAATCCAATTTTTAAATTGGATTATTTAATATTAAGTTGTGATGGTTAAATTAGTCTAGTAAAAAATCAATAAATATTTTTATATTATTTTTTTCAAGATATAATCAAACATTAATAATTTGAATAAAAGTAATCATAACAATATATTCCATTTTTAAAATATTTTAAATATTTTAATATTGTTAAAAAATCTAAACAACTAATAATATAGGCGTTTGAAATGTTAAAAGGTGTAAAGTGCGTTTGGCAAAAAAATTATTTTCTTCGCCCGTAAAAAAATATATCTAAAAATCAATTATATTTTTATGTTAAATAATTTATTTTATTTTTATGGAAATATAAAATAAATAATTTAATTATAAAATAAATTAAACAAGATTATATTAAACATAAAATGAATGAGCTAATTATAAACACACCTTATATAAAAACAATATAATAAAAATAAATAAAATAAATAAAATATTCTATCAATCATTAGAAAGAGTTGACAAACATCCCTCACCAATATTTGCTACAATATGAGACACCGGGTCATAACCTTCATGTAAAAGTGCTTTTTCAAATAATCTCCATGGATCTACATCAGCTTTAATAGTACCATCTTCTTGTTCAACATATTTATAGTTACCAGTAAAGACTTGAAACAATAAAGACTGAGAATATCCAGAAACTAGCTGAACACCTATAGTATTAGCAGAAGCAGGAAATCCTGGTGATCTTTCATTTAAGTTCCAAAAGATAATTTTAGGTAATACATTAAAACCAGAACTCATAAAAATATTATTCATGCGTCCAAGTGCTGTTTTATCAAGTTTTGAATTTGATTGAACAACATTAGAATCAAACTGTCCGTCAGTCAAGTAAAGCATACTAAAATCACATTCTGATGATTTTATTTGTGTTTTCTTCATAATATCAAGCATACAATTATATGTCTTGTCAATGTTTGTACTGAATCCGGTTGGCCCATTCATAATTGTTTGAAAATGGTCAAATACATCTTTACCTGGAGACATATCAAGATAATACACAGAAGGCACTTCAGAAAATGCAATTAATACACCTGGAATAGTGCTTAAACTTGATGCTAGAATACCCAAAGCAATTGCTTTATCTTGTACTGGTCTCATTGATCCAGATGTATCAACAATTGGTATAACGTTTTGTGGATCATTAAATGATTCGCCAGACTCAGTAGCAGAAGCTTTTGCGGATTCAATAGCTACAATAATTTCATCTTTTAGTTTATTCATAATGTCATTCCACTGACTAGAGATCACTTTACGTTGAAGTGCTGAAAGAGAAGGTAAAATCTGAAATGATCTTTGACCGTAATTTGAATATTCATCATTTGAAAAACTATAATAAATAATTTCTGAAAGAGTACCAATATCTTGTGACGCACCTTTTAACTTACCATCAAAGATAGTTTTAAGTAAGTCTTGACGACATGCTACACGATCCTCATCGTCTGGATAACGATTACCCGTAAAATGTTCAGATTCTGTAATTGATTCTTTTAATTTTTCGTTACCAAGTGCTTTACAATACTTTGTAATATACTTTGCAGGCATGTGTGCAGTTTTGATATCACCATATGAACGATATTTATGATCTTTAGAACCATTACACATCATTGGTTCACCAACTAATAAACATTGTGTTAGTGTACTAATAATATTACGAAATACCATTTGATAATAATTGATTCGTCTATTAGCACTGTATAAATTGGTTGCAATCATATATGGAATTTCATTTTTACGATCGTAAATAGCAAGCACCATATCAAGCCTATGAATTGATTTATTTTCACGTTTTACCCATTTGGCTGCAAGTGACAAATGCTTAGAACCAACAAACTCTTTAATTTCATCAAATGTTTTTGGTCTAAGTTCCATGTTAAGTTCAAATGCTTCTTCATAAGTCACATCTGCAAGTGGTTTACCAAAGATTAGAATACAATCTGTATTTAGATGTTTAATATATACATTAATTGCAGCATTAACAACATCAGGATATAATGAATATTCATTACACAGTTGTAATTTGTGTTCTCGTTTATTGGACATTATCTTAATAATAGCATCAAGATCACGAAAGTATCCAAAGTCAGGAACAAGTTCTAAAAGTGCAATACACGTTTTTGGAAAAATAGCATACAACTTGTTAAATAGATAATAGAATAAAAGTCTTGATTTTTTACCAGGAACACGAATAGAACGAACATAATAAAAATATCTAAATAGTAGGTTAAAAGCTTTACCACGTTCTACATCACCTAATGATCTTGTACAATTAATAAATGTATCGAAAAGATTATTTAAATTTTCTTCAACATCTTCAGTAAGTTTTTTAATCTTATGTGATTCCTTTGTTGTAATCGCTTTTTGGTCTAGTGCAAGAAGTGCAGACTTGTAATCTAACCCAAGAGAACTAAAGTTGGAATCTCCATTCCATGTAACACCATTAATTAAGTTTTCTTCTGAAGAAATCTTGGCTGCTGCCTCAAATGCTTTTGTCAAATTGACAAAAGCATTAGTATTGCTATCAGTTTCTGAATCAATCTCGATATCATTATTGGTATTATTGGTATCGTTTTCTGAATCAGTATCAATAACGATATTATTATTGATAACGGTATTGGTATTAGTATTAGTATTATTAGCAAATAAGTTAAAAAATGACATTAATATATTTTAAAATTAATAATTAAATGTTTATATTATCAATTTTTTTAAAAATACCAACTAAAGCTGTAATATATATATCACCAAATGTTGATTTTGTAACTTGATTTTCAAGGTCAGATAAATCAGAAATAATTTGTGGCATTTTATCTGATAATTTATGATTTAATAATTCTAATATTAATTCTTTTAATACAAATGATAATGAATATCCTTGAGTTTTTATTAATGGTATTATTATATTATAGCTTTCATTAAAATTATAATTTTTATTAGTTAATATTTTTAATATATTAACAATTTCATAATTTGATGGTATTCCGGCTGTTTCATAACATAAATCATTTGTTATAAATTCTGTTTGCATTGAAATTGATTGTAATAAATTTATAGCTTTGCGTAAATCTCCTTTAGCTAATGTTGCAATTGTATTAATTACATTTGGTTCATGTGATAATTTTTCTATTTTAATAATTTGCTCTAATTTATAACAAATATGAATATTATCAATATTTGAAAAACGAAAATTTGCACACCTAGATCTAATTGCTGGAATTATTTTATTTTCATAATTACATATTAAACAAAATCTTATTGTAGCTGAATATTTTTCTATAATTCTTCTTAATGCAAATTGTGCATCAAATGTCATTGAATCAGCTTCATCTAAAATAATAAGTCGTACACCTTTTTGAAACATATTTGATTTTTCAGCAAATCCTTTTATATCTTCACGAACAGAGTTAATACCTCGATCATCAGATGCATCTAATTTCATTACCATTAATCTAATATTATTACCATAAATTTCTTTAGCTAAAGCCATTACTGTTGAAGTTTTACCAGTACCAGGTGAGCCATGAAATAATAAATGAGGTAATGAACCACCAATTAATAATTTTTTAATTGTTTCAATATTTTGCGCATGACTAATAATTTCATCAATTGATTTTGGTCTATATTTTTCAACCCAAGGAAGAAATTCATTATCTGCTGTTGACATTATATCTAAATGTTAAATTGTCTTTATATAAAACAAAATAGTTAAATTATTAAATAGTTAAATTGTTAAATTGTTAAATTGTTAAATAGTTAAATTGTTAAATAGTTAAATAGTTAAATAGTTATCATTATATGATATGATAATCTCATAAATTGAATAAATTCATCACACCCTTTTATTAAATTTTGATCAACATCAGATATTTTACATAATATATTAGACTTTTTATAACTATCTATATCTGAATTTATTATATAATCGTGAAATAAAATAATTTGATTTACCATTGAATACCCCTCTAAAAATAAAGAATTAATTATAAAATCAACCATTTTATAATCTTTCTGAAAAATTGTTTGCATTAGATAATTAAATTTTTTAGTTGGAATAATACCAGACATTTCATCAAGTAATTCTTCATTAACTTTATCACCATATGAATTAAAACATTTTTGTAAAAAATTAATTGCCTTTCTTAAATCACCACGACATATACCAACTATTTTATGTAATAATGTATCAGGGCAATTAAATTTTTCACATTCACAAATATATTTTAATTTTATAATTATTTCATTTGATTCTATTGGTTTAAATCTAAATAAAGAACATCGTGATATGATTGGATCGATTATTTTATTATGATAATTACATATAATACAAAATCTTGTTATTTTAGAATATTGTTCCATTATTCTTCTCAAAGCAAATTGTGAATCTGGTGTCATTGTATCAGCTTCATCTAATATTATAATCTTCCAAGGCGGTGCATCTTTAATATGTTTAATAGATTGTTTTGCATGTGTTTTAATTTTTTCACGTATAATATTAATACCTCTTTCATCAGATGCGTTTAGTTCAATTATTCTATTTGAATAATGTTCAGTTCCAAATAGCTCTTTAGATAGTGCTAATATTGTGGATGTTTTACCACATCCTGACGGACCAAAAAATATTAAATGTGGTAAATTTTTTGTAATTAAAGCAGATTTTAATGATTTAATTACATTTGTTTGTGCACTTATTTCGCTTAAATTATCTGGTCTATATTTTTCAACCCATGAATATTTAGTGTTCATTAACAATTATAATAAAACATCCTTAAATATATTTTTATCTAATTTAATTAAATGACTGAATTATGGTATGAAAATCTAGGCCAATTTTTACCAACAAAAAATCAAACAAATAATGAAAAAAATAATGCTCTTATACGATTTGCTATATATTTTACTATAATAATATTATTTTTTAAACAAGATACACGATTATTATCAATATCAATAATAATTATAATAATAACTTTATTTATTGGAAAAACAGAAGAATTTGATTCTATAGATAAAATTAATGAAAATAATAATTTAGATAATAATTTAAATAAAGCATGTCATAATCCAACTATAGATAATCCATATATGAATTACACAGTGGGTGATTTAATAAATAATCCTGATAGATTAGCTGGGTGTAATAATGTAAAACCATTAGTTAGACAAGCATTTAGTACACGATTATTTTCTGATTCATCAGATATTTGGGGTAAATTTGTATCTGATAGAAATTTTTATACAATGCCAAATACAAAAATTGTAAATAATCAATTAGGACTTGCAAACTGGTGTTATGGTGGTAGTGGCAAATGTAAAACAACCGGTACTAATTGTTTAAAAGATAGAAATCCTGAATATCATCGTGGGCGTTATTCGGTTGTTTAAAAATACTTTAATAATATTTAATATATTATTTAATTTAATGAGTAATTATGCAAATTTTAATGATAGTTTTGAATTAAGTAATGATATTAAAAATAATACAAAAGAAATACCTAATATTAAAAATAAATTTATTACATCAGATGATCATTTATCATTATCATATGGTTATTATAATAGAGAAGATACTAAATCTAATGTAATAGATAATGAGTCATCATTAATAACGCCGGCAATTAATAAAAAAGAAAAAATACAAATGAAATTAATTGATGATTTAAATCCTGAAAATTTCAATATTCAATATACAAATAATTTAAAAACAGAATTCTGTGAAAAAAATACTGGTTTTTATTATACAAATAAAAATACTGGTGCTGGTAGAGGGTTCGGCAATCTTCTAATATCAAATGATATAAGAAATAGTAATACATCACGCCATGATACTAAAAAATTTAAAGAAGTTAAAGAAGGTCAGCAATTTTTTGATTATCAATTTGAATACTTGGATAGAAATTTTCAAGATCCATCACATATAGTAATGCAAATACCAAGAGGAGGAGAATCAACCAGAAAACAAAATCAATTAACAGTTAATACAATGCGTAATGACACATCAGATTATAACGAACGTATAAAAACAGTAAAATTTAATTATTAAAAATTTTTTAATGTGTTTGATAATATATTATTATTAACTTAAATATAATATATAAAAAATATGGAAATAGATTGTAATAATAAAAAAGTATTAAAATGTTTAAAATCATATCTTACAGCAAAAAAATATTATGATTCAGATGTAGAAAAATCATATGACTATTTCAAACAATGTATTAAAATATTGAATGATTTAAAAGATAATAATATTAAAATTACTGATAATTTAGTAGATATTATTGATGAAACTGAAACAGAATGTAGTAAATATTTAACAATAGCTATAACAAATACATTAGAAAAACCAACTATAAAAAAAATAAAATCTATAACTAATACAAATTCAGATAATACTTTATTTGAATTAATAGAGACAGGTGATATAAATACATTTAAAAAATATAATTATGGTGATATTGATTTTAATATTATTAATAATTTAGGGTTGACTATATTACATTATGCAATTAAATTTGGTGATACATCATTTTTAAAACAAGCTTTTAAAGTAGGTGCTAAAATAGATCAAACTAATAAATTTGGTCATACATTATTAGAATATGCATGTTTAGAAAAAGATCCAAATATGATTAATTTTTTAACAGCACACGGAGCAGATATGAAAAAACATTTATTATTTAGAAAAGGTAATAAATATTTTAATAAATCAAATCAAATAGATGTTGCATTATTACAAAAAATAATTTTAGAATCATCAAATAATAAAAAATGGCAAATAAAACATTTAAATTTTATATTTAATTATATTAATTCAAATGAATTAATAGATATAGAATATTCTAATGGTTCCGATTCAACAACGATTAATTTCAAACATTTTATTATAAAGTTAGATGAAATGATTGATAAATTTGAATTAGAAAAAATGAACACATATATTGATATAATTAAAGAAGAGTTATCACATAATTTAATATATAAATTAGGATGTCCTGATAAAAAAATAGAAATTATATTATATAATTTAGTTCCATTTATTGAAGTATCACAAACTTTAAAATTTAATTGGTTGATTAGTTTAGAAATAAAATATCTTATTTTAAAAATTTTAAAAAATAAAGTTAAAATAAATACACGAGAATTAAAAAAAGAATTAGGTGATTTATTATATTCATCTTATATAAATCCACAAATTATTCCAGATGGTTTAATTCATACTATAGTTTTACAATGGATTTCTAAAATAAAGGTATAGTTATTGTTTTATTTTTAACTATAAATTATTTTAAAAAAAATATTTTCTAATATAATAATATATAAAAATGAGTTCAAATCGTTTAATTTATGACAATTGTGCTTATAGTACAGAAATTAAAGAAAGTATAAGTCCATTACAATATAATTTATTTAAAGGAAAATATGAAAACAATATACAATGTCCAGTTGGTGATTTTTCTAATATTATTGAAGTTAGTTCACGTGTAGATGTTGAAAATGAATTGACAGGATTAACAAGACAAAATACTTTATGTCCATCGCTAAAATTTGATCCTTCTAAACCATTTACATCACCAAACTTTTCACCAAATAAAATGTGTGAAAATATTAATTACATTACGCCAAGCAATTTAGTTAAACCTACGACAAATATGTTAAATGAAGATAATTTGGGAATTAATTTTAATAATTCAGTTTTAACAATGCAAAAATAATAAAAATAAAAGAATAAAAGATTTTTTTATATTAATTAAAATAATATAAAAAAAAATCTTAACTTAATGTATATAGAATAATGTCATTTAATAGAATTAAATATGACACAAGTGCATACGATCTTCAAATGTCTAGAAGTACATCAGTTGGTGATTATAGATTATATGCACCATTTGGTGAAAATTGCAATCAATGTTTTTCTTATTCTGGACCAATAGGTTCTAAATCAGATGTATCATTGGTAAAAAAAGCTAATGATTTATCTTTTAAAGATATGGCAGAAACAGAGTCGCAATTATCATGGAGAAATAATAAATTATCTAAAACTAATAATACATTAAGTTTATTAGAAGATACAAAACTTGAACATAAACCTGTATGTACAAATAAATTAACACCAGAAGATACACGATTCACGCACCCAATTGATAACTATCGTGGAATGAGTTTAACAGAATTAATGTTAGAATCATATTTGCATGTTAACCCACAATGTAATATACTTGAATCTGGTGATCGTATTGGATTAAATTCAAGATTATATTCTAAAGATACATTTAAATTATCAGACCAAGAATTCTGGGATAAAGGTGAAGCATTACCCAAAGAAAAACCAAATTCTGATATTTCATTTAAAATATGCTCGTGTGATGTTTAAAAATAAAATATGGTTTGAGAACTATTATATTTATTATTTAGTTAATAAATAATAAATATAATAATAAATAATAAATAAAATGAATATAAATAAAACAATAATAAATAAAACGATAATTATTTTATTTATTATTTAGTTAATAAATAATAAATAAAATATATATAATATTAATATGTCAAGTATTTTATTAGCTAATAGTAAACATAAAAAACAACATCTAATACGTGAATCTACTAATAATTTAGATTCAATATATAGTTCTAATATTAGTGGTAAAATGAATATTATTGAAAAAAATCAAGTAATGCAACAAAAAAATAATTCTGGATTTTTTAATCAATTTGATGATTTAAGATTTGATACTATTGCAGAACCTGTTGGTATCAACGAAGCATTTACAACAATAACAGGTATTAATTCATCATTACAACGAAATTTAGATTTTCAAAGTGGTTATTCACAATTCCAAAGAGATGATATGCATTATAATGTTGTTGATAAAGATAATTTCACTCATGGAAATATGATACCAAGTACTACTAAAAGAGATTTAGATATTAATTCTAATAGAACAAGTAGAAAATTAGAAAATTTTACAGGATCATTTGAACACTATAAACCAAAAAAAGAAGGCAAACATTTATTTGAACCAATGACTGATATGACCTATATAAATGGTATGCCAGCAATAACAGATACAATAAAAAATAGATATTTACCATCAAATAAAAATAATAATGGTAATCTACCATTTGAAACAAATGTTCGTGTATTACCTGGTTTAGATGATCAAAATCGATTAGGTAGTCATTCTGTATACAGAATATTACCAAAAAATGTGGATATGTTACGTAGTGATATAAATCAAAAAATATCATATGAATCTAAACCAATTGAAGCAATTAAAAAAGGTGGTATAAGAGGTCCTGATCCAATTTTATCAAAATTTAAAATGCCTGATTTTAGAGAAACAAAATATGAAGATTTATTACCTTCTAGAACTGTAGTTGAAGCACCTAAAAAAACTGGTAAATATACTAATATTATAACAATGAGAAATGAAACTGATACATATAACCCAATAAATGCTGTTAATACAAATATTGGCGATGGTCCAAATAAAGAAAAAGTAAGATTTGAACCATCAAAAAAAGAAAATTATTTAAATGATAATACACATTCGATTACTAGTGTATATAATAAACCAGTTATGACAAATATAAAATCATTTAATAATTATGATAATCAACGTACAGGTACTAATATAGAATATGAAGCACCCATTAGATCTGCACAAACAACAGGTTATACGGTTGATTATAAAAATGTGCCATTAACAACAGCACGTGAATTAATGATACATAATAATAATATAATGGGTTTAAAAACAGAACAAAAATCATATGTGTTTTCTAATGATATGATTTTACCTGTAACAAAACGAGAAATAAATAATACTAATGATGTAACTAATATAACTGGTGAAATTAAACAAAATGCAATATATAATTACGATAAAGCAAAAGAAACATTAAGACAAAACACTAATCATAATTATGTAACCAATATAACAGGTGAAATTAAACAGAATGCAATATATAATTATGATAAAGCAAAAGAAACGTTGAGACAAAATACAAATCATAATTATGTAACCAATATAACAGGTGAAATTAAACAGAATGCAATATATAATTATGATAAAGCAAAAGAAACATTGAGACAAAACACTAATCATAATTATGTAACTAATATAACAGGTGAAATTAAACAAAATGCGTTATATAATAATGATAAAGCAAAAGAAACATTAAGACAAACCACTAATCATAATGATGTAACTAATATAACCGGTGAAATTAAACAAAATGCGTTATATAATAATGATAAAGCAAAAGGAACATTAAGACAAACAACAAATTATGATGATGTAACTAATATAACAGGTGAAATTAAACAGAATGCATTATATAATAATGATAAAGCTAAAGGAACATTAAGACAAACAACAAATTATGATGATGTAACTAATATAACAGGTGAAATTAAACAGAATGCATTATATAATAATGATAAAGCAAAAGAAACATTAAGACAAACAACAAATTATGATGATGTAACTAATATAACAGGTGAAATTAAACAAAATGCATTATATAATAATGATAAAGCTAAAGAAACATTAAGAGAGGGTACAAATTATAATATTGTAACTAATGTAACAGGTGAAATTAAACATAATCAAATACATAATAATGATATTGCAAAACCAACTATTAAACAAACTACACTTGTATCAAACTATTTAGGTACAATTGGTGTGTGTAATAATACATCATATGCACGTGATATAAATGATAAAACACGTACAACTATTAAAGAACAAACTGAAAATAATCAACATGTTGGTCATGCAAATGCAATTAATATAGAATCAATATATGTTAGAGATTTGCAGGATAAAGCAAAACCAACAATACGACAACAAACAGAAGTAACAAATTATACCGGTGTAATAAAATCAAATGATCAAGAAGGGACATATATTAAAAACTATAATGATATAGCAAAACCAACAATAAAACAAACAACTATTGTACAGACACCAGGAGGAAGAGTTGCAAATAGTAATATGGGTAATTATACAAATTTAACAGATGATATGAAAACAACAACAAAAGAAACAACATTATTAGAAGATTATACAGGTGGATTACAAGGTGAAATTAATAAACCAATATCACATGATGCATCTAATAATATGTTTTTAGATGATAGACGTGAATTATCTATGTATAATCGAGCACCAAATGGAAAACGTGATATAAATGGACCTCAAATTGATAAAGATAATGTTAGATTAAATGATCCAATTATATTTAATTATGTACCACAACCACATAAATCACTTGATCATAGTGTAATGCCAACAGTATCTAAAAATATAATTGAACAGGTATATTCTATGAGTAAACCAATTATTGAATCATCATCTTATTATATAAATCCTTATTTTATAAATACTTTAAATGATAATCCTTACGTAAATGATATATATCATCAAAAAAATGTATAAAACATATATAATCATGATATAAAAATATAATATTTAAACTTTTATAATACCAATATCAACATCTTTCATAATATCTTTATAAATATCAAGAATTAAATCTTCTTCTTCTTGTTCATCTTTTTTAATAATGTCATCGGTATGTGTTAATAAAATATCATTCATATAATCATAAGCTGATATAATTTGTGATCTAGATCGTGCACCAGTAATAATAATATTACCTTTTTTAAAAATAAATATACTTACTTCTTTTTGTGCAGGATTTTCTTTTATTGGTGTATATTTAATTATTACACATGCACGAATACATGGTTCATAAGATGATTTAATTTTTTTCTTTAATAATAGATTATATAATTTATCACGATCAATTTGCATATTAACTTTATAATTTGAATTAATCATATCAATTT